GTGCCTTCGATCTCCGGCATATAGCCTTGTAATGATGAATCCCACGCCTCCGCTATTGTTTCCAGGTTGAAAGATGATACCCTTGCGTTTATATCTCCAATCTGTGCATAATATCCATCTGTTGCTTCCTTTACCGCCGCATCGTACTCGTCCTGTGTGATTGCTCCGTCTGCCAGCTGCAGTTTAAGGTTTGTGAGTGTCAATGTAAGTGCCTGCTCGTACTGATCCGAAGCAGATGCAACTTCCGCCTGCAGCTCTTCCTGCAAAGCATTGAAACTATCCATATCCAGCTCTGCACCGGAATACTTAATCTTCAACGTGTCAAATTCCGCATCCGTCCTGGCCTGCGAAATCTTTCCTGTGATAGCTGAAATCTGATCCTGCAAGCTCTGAATCTCTGCTGCTTCGTCAAGTGTGATAACGCTATCTTCCATGGCAATATCTACTTTTCCATTAAGCTGCGAACCCAAATCTTCCAGCTGGCTCTTCAAGCTGCCGTAGTAGCTGTCAAGATCGCTGGTGTCTGCATCGGTTCCGGTAAGTAATTTCAAAGCGACCGTTGCCTCGTAGTGGTTGTTGTCGATGTAGGACTGGCTATCACTGATAAAGTTCTCGATCGCTGTTTTGTAATCATCCTTCTGCAGTTCATCCAGTTTCATTCCTAAGCTGACTTTCCAGTTTTCCTTTTTCAAGGTTACTACTGATGATTGCAGGCTGCTTAATGCCTGCTGCGTGTCATTGGTTGCTGTCGTGAAGTTGTTCAGACTGTCTGCCATATCTCCAAACGTGATGTCGCTGGCAATCTCTTTAACCTCCTGCAGGGATAATTTCACCTTTCCGAAGGCATTCTTAGCCACGTTCTCACATTCTTCCTGGAACATCTGTGCAAATTGCTCCGCAGAAACCTCGCTATCGTTCATAGCGTCCTGCAGAGCCTCATTCTGAAACTTCACATCTTCGATTGATAATCCGGTTGCCTGGAAGATTTTCTGTGCCTTCTCAGCTTCCTTCTGCATCTCTTCGACATTCTCCTGGTACTCCTCTTTGACCTTGTTGCCTTTTACCCAGCCTGCAATACCGCCAACACCGGCACCGATTAAAGCACCGACAGCTGTACCAAGACCAGGGATAACAGAACCAAGTGCTGCACCAGCGGCAGCTCCGGCAGCGACACCGCCCGCTTTCCAAGCAGCCGAACCTCCGTAAGCGGCTTTTTCGTCCTTGTCGTTGGACTTGATCGCCTTATACGTGTCGATTCCTGCGCTAATAAGCGTTGCGCCTCCGGCAACTGCACCGGCTCCCGCTCCTAAACCAAGTGCGGATAACGCACCGGCACCAAGCGAGGCTCCTCCGGCCAGGTTTCCTGCTCCGAGATTGATTGCCAGCATTGCTGACTTTCCAAGAAGTCCGGTACCCATAGCAGATGAACCGAGCATTGCTGCTCCCAATCCCATCTCTCCGGTTCCCGAACCTAATACCGTCTTTCCTGCTTTACCAAGGTTGATTGCTCCTTTACCAAGACTGATAAACGGACTTGCAATCTTACTGAGCATTACTGCAGATAATACAGATGACAAATCTGCGGACTTACCGCCCGGAAGCAGTTTGGCCGCATTTGATACCAGGTTGCCGAGTCCGTCCATTAACTTCGCTGATACGGTATCGAAATCAAACCCTTCCGAGAATCCTTTGGCGAATGATGCTCCTATGCTGGTGCCTTCGTCGAATGTCTCCGATATATCAATACCGAGCATCGTCATAACGCCTATCTTAATTCCACTGCCGATACCTTTTCCGATGTCTCCGGCAAACTCTGCAAATTTTGCTTTTCCTTTGGTGTCCCACCACTCCTTGAACGGATCAGCGATGAAAGCGTCCCAGCTTAACTTGACCTTTCCCAGGAAGTCTGCGTTCTGCCATTCATCCGTGCTTGTCAGTTCATCGAGTTTCCTCTTTGCACGGTCCACCTTTGTATCTACCCAGTCCATCATTTCATCAAGACCGGATTCTACTGTTGGCATCTGATCGGTTAGCCAGTCTGCCAGGCTTCTCACGTATGGCGATAATCTCTCACCAAACGAAATTTTCACTCCGTCAACTGCACTCTGCAGCAATGTAATCGAACCCTGCAGGTTATCCATCATCGTGTCGGACATCTTCGCTGCCGCTCCGTCCGCATTATTGATGGCATCTGCCAGTTTGTTGTAGTCTGATTCCGAAGCATTCAGAATAGCCAGCAAACCTTTCTGTGCCTGTGTTCCTGCGATTGTATTCGCAAGGTTGGACTTCTGCTCTGCTGTCATTCCTGTGGTTGCCGTCCTCAGTTCTCCCATCACATCCGATAAATCCCTGGCGTTTCCGTTGGAATCAAAAAAGCTGATGCCTAATTTCTTCATAGCATCAGCCGCACCGTTGGTATTTGTCGATAATCTCGTGAATATGGAGTTGAGTGCAGTTCCGGCCATAGTTCCCTTGATACCGGTATTTGCCATTAAGCCTGTCATAAGAGCGACGTCCTCAATGGAATACCCAAGTGATCCGGCCATAGAGCCTGCATATTTGAAAGTCTCACCCATTCCGGAGACTGTTGTATTCGCATTTGAAGCGGCCTGTGCCAATACATCCGAGAAATGCCCTGCATCACCGGCCTTCATGTTGAAGGCAGTAAGTGCGTCCGTGACAATATCAGATGTCGTAGCCAAATCCTCTCCGGATGCCGCCGCCAAGCTGAGAATACCTTCGATACCATTCAGCATATCATCGGTTTTCCAACCAGCCATCGCCATGTAGTTAAACGCCTGTGCTGACTCTTCGGCAGTAAATTTCGTGGTTGCTCCCATTTTCTTCGCCTTATTCGTCAGCTTTACAAGCTCTGTACTGGTTGCTCCGCTTATGGCTTGAACCTGTGACATTGCGGCCTCGAAGTCCTTATATGTCTCTATCGTGTCTTTCAGACCGATGCTGACTCCGAGGACCGCCCCGACTTGGAAAATCGGGTTCTTCAACAGGTTTATAATTCCTCGAACCGGGGAGGTAACGAGGTCAATCGCTCGCATCGTAACACTCCACGATTTCCCTGCAAAACTCCTTAGTCCGTTACCCAGCGTTGAAAGTACCGGAGTGATCCGCTCTTTCGCTTCAAGCAGGACCTCGTACTTCTCTTTCGCCCAGCTTGCCAGGCTTTTCTCTGTTTTCTGAGCCTGCTTGTCGAACTTGGAAACCGTATCGCTCGCTTTCTTGGCTGAATTATTCGCACTATTGGCCGCTCGTTCCATCTTCTCGAATTTCTTCGTAGCGTTGGAGACTCCCGGATCGGTATTATCGACCGTCTCAATAGGGATTTCAATTCTAAGTGTTTCCGCCACCGTCATTACCTCCTTTCTGTGATTCTAAGGTTATCCGCATAGACGCAAGCATGAATGCCTGCACGCCTTTCGGCTTTTCGTAAAATTCATCGGGGGTTATTCCTGTCTTTTGGAATATGTGATGCAGCAAGCACATCTTGCCCCCGGCTTCAATTAGTTTTTTGCTACTTCCTCAATGTTGCTCTCGTAGCCGCTGAGGGTGTCGATTGCATCGATGATACGATCTTTCTCGCCTGCTTTAAGTGTGTACTCAATTACATCCAGGCCGGACATAATCTGAAATCCTTTGTTTTCGAGTGCCTGCCATACCTTCTTGTTGTCCCATAACTTATCTCTGTCCTCAGCGATAGTCGCCTTGTGGATGATTGCAGACTGATACTTGATGCGGTCTGTGTCCTCCGGCATCTTGATGCCAAGCTGTTTGTTACGAACATACTTAGTAAACTTCTTGCGGCACTTATCGTACTCTTCGGAGCCAAGAGGTCTGATAGAGAACGCAAACGCAACCTTTCCGTTTCTTACGATCTCGATTCTCTGTGTCTCTGCTTCGTCGGATGCAAAATCTGCGGCTGCGATCAATCCCTGGATGAAATCCTCTTCATTCTTTCTGATCACATCCTTTGTCTCTTCTGCTGTTGTCTCCACTTCTGTTACTGTAGGCTGAGTATTCTCCTCAGCTGTTGCCTCACCTACTGTTACACCTTTTACAAATTCTTTAGCCATTTGAATATCCTCCATTTTCTTTGATTAAATAAAGGGGAACCTTTCCGGCTCCCCTACTGGTTTGTGTCTGCGGTACCTCTTATCTGTCTACGCCAAGTAACGACTGTAACCTAGGTGGTCTGTTGACAAAGAAGTTCCAGCTCCTCTTGATAACATCTCCGACAGTGACATTCTGAATGTCAACCTGTCCGGAAGGGATGCACTCCTTGTAAACCACACGCTCCTCGGAACCGTTACGTCCAAGAAGTGAACCCTGGAAGTTCCAATGAGGCATCACCTGTGTTTCCAACGCCTCCATGAGTTCCTGGATAAATTCATCGTCCTCCACTACGACCTGGGACATAGTAAGACTAACGGCAAATGTGTTAGCTGTTTCGTGTTCCTGTGCGTCGCCGAGTACGCTGTATTTCGCATTATTCCAGTTTACATTAGAGGTGAAGGTCTCCACTGTTGCGAGTAAAACTCCATCTTCACTGTAAAACGCACCGTCTTTTCCGGTGCGCGCATGTCTGGAATCTGCAGCTGCTCTTTCATTTCTCATTATGTTTACCTCCTATTATTCATTGGTGCTAAAACGGAAGATAACGCTGAGGTAGATATGCTCCATGGAATCCTTATCGATCACATCAATATCAAACCATGCGCTATCTCCATCTGCAGTGTAAGAAGTGCTTTCTGTTACTTTGCAAGAAACAAGTTTCCCCTCTTCTTTCATTGCATCTCCAACTCCCTGCAACTGAGAAATCACAGTTGCTCTTCCGTTAGAATCGTTGTCAACTTTTCCTACTAAATCATCAGATGTATTGTTGATACGTCTGATAAGCTCAAAACGTGTCTTAACACGGCGGATCTTCTTCCAACCGTCGTCCTGGTTATCCTTCGGAGTAATGAGAGTATTGATTGCATTATCAATCCATACCTGCTTAGCCTTGTTGTAACTGAGTACCAGGCAGCCTTTCTTCTCTGCAGCGATCATCTCTGTGTTTGTCAACTTCTCTTTAAGTTCAGAGAATCCGCTGACAACCGTATGAGTGAGTGAAGAGTTGGCCGCAACCGCACCGATCATACCGGCGATACGTGCCGCTGTCTGATAACCGTCAATTTCTGTTCCCTGCTCATTTACATAAGCATTGAGAACGTAGTGCATCTTCTCGTCGTTGAACGATGCAGCGTGTGACTCTCTTGTTTCCAGGTCTACCGTATGCTTCTCAGCAACAACCGCCTGGGTAAGAGATGCAGCATCAAAAATACGATTGATGAAACTCTGCAGGAGCAAGTGAACGGATGTCTCCTCGGTATCAACACAAATGGTATTGAACTCGTAAGCCTCTACCTGCTTGAATGCGTTGGAATAATCACCATTCGTTACCTGCGGATCAGTTCCCTTTGTGAACCGTTTCTGTGCCACGTTCTCTAAAGTTACATCTCCGGACTTAATGACCTCTGCCTTGAAGTTCTTGGAAGATGCCAGTGCATCAACAAGGCCCTTCGCCTCATCCTTACCGGCTGTAAATTCCGCCTTCTCAAACTCAGTCGTACCGGCATAAAAAATGCACTCTTTAAGAGTGCTGTCTGAGAGCTTTTCACGAACCGTTACTACAAAGTCCTTAGCTCCGGGATATTTAGCTGTGATGCTTACCGCATCTGTGCTTTCTCCGTCCTGCAGTTTGATACTGCCCTGTGTGCCTCCGTTACCAACTCGGCAAGCAATGATGGTCTTTGCACCACCGGCGATTGCCTCCTTGATTGCGTCTGTTGTAAGTGCCGTACCGTATGTTCCTTCGTAACCGTCCTCGGCAGATAACTCGATTGCCTCATTGAGAGGACCGAAATCTGCACGGAAGATTACTGCAGTTACACCATTCATAACGCCAGCGGCAGCATTACCGCCTTTCTTCTGAATGTTGAAATAGGTACCAGGACGCACCTTAGTTTCGCCTAAAATGAATGTTCCTGCCATTTCTACTTAACCTCCTTCTGTAAGAACTCGCTTACAATTTCCTTTGCCTCTGATACTGTGTACTCGGCTTTGCCGTCAGTTTTCAGAGCGGCTACAACGCATTCCTGCATTGTGCCGAATACGCTTCTTGCGTTGCCTGCAAGCTCGCTTACTGTGTAAACGGACTCTGCAGGGGCCTTTTTCTCCGGCTTCTTTTCTGCCTTTGTTTCAGCAGGTGCCGGAGTTGCTGTTTCCTTAGCCATGCTTTACCTCCTTAACTATAATTTCCATGAGCTGCCATAAGCACGTGAGGCTTAGCCTTGTACCTAAGCAATCCATAGTGACCTGTGATGAATACCTGGCCTTCCTTCAAGTAGTCAGATTTGTAATTCACCTGCAGTCTCTTGATGAACATAGGCGAATGGTCCAGCATAATTACCTCTCCGTCGAGTGACAGGTGGTTGGCAATATCTGCGGCCATCTTCAATCTCACTGTGCTCTCCGGGCATAAAACATGGACGGCAATTCTACCGTCCATCCAGGCTACTGTATTCGTTTCTTCCTGCTTCTCAGATGAAATCAGTCTGCAGTAAACCACCGGCTGATCCGCTGAGGCTTCGGTTATCTCCTCCATCCGGTCATATCCCATAACCAGGCATTCCGGGTACAACTCCTTGATATACTTATCAACCGCCATTACCGGGTCCGGATCGGACGTCTCCATAGACGGATATTCCAGGATGTCAAATCTGACTTCACAGCCGATTACAACACCGGCTTTTCCTGCATCCTCGCCCATAGTGAACGCATCCGTTCTCGCCCAGGTAAAGCAGTACGGCGTACCGCCTTCCGGAAGAAGGATCACATCACGCAGGCATCCCTTCACGATAGGCGCTATGTCCTCCGGGAATACATCTGTTGTGTTCTGACAGAATATCGATACCGAAAGACTACCGGCACTGTTTCGTTCTTCGTTTGCCTGCAGGTCGTAGTTGTAAGTTACCATAGGGTACTGCGTTTCACCGCCCCACCCATCCTGTTCGTCGCCCGGTGCTTCCGGACTAAAAACAGCAGGCACACCGTTGTAGGTTGTAAGCCTCTCTGCGAGTGCTGCCGTACTGACGAACCTTTTCTGAATCAGTTCTTCCAGCTTCACTCTGTCGCTCCTTCCTCAGTGTCCTGCTTTTCGATGCCGTAGGTCTTGACCTCTGACATATCGTGTGAATATCGGATTTCCCACTGAGCGTCTACCGCTTCATCAATGGGAATCCGAAAGTGATTAGTTACATTGCCGATACCCGGATGATACTGGACGATCAGCTCCTTCTCGGTGGCTGATGTTACAAATCCGGCTTTACCTTCCGGCCATGTGCGATGCTTGCCATAGACCAAATCGCCCCTGGCAATCTCGCTCAAATCGAAGGTTGCTATCGGCTGCTCTACTACCAGTGCCATATATCATGCCTCCTTAGCCATACGGCTCCTTGTAAATTTTCTCAATTTCCGGGGTTGCCTTCTCCTTGATCTTGTCTACGAATGGTCTTGCTGCCATTTTCTTCGTTCCGTTTTCAAGGTAGCCAGCATACTTCTCTTGGCTTTCCAGCTCTGCAATGATTTGGACTCCGCCACCAGCGGTACTGCCTTCGCTCTTTACCTGGCCATTCCAGTGCATACGGAGATTTCCTGTACGTCTTGCCGGTGGTTCTCCTGGTGCCGAAGCTGTGTAGGTCGCTTTGCTGTGCGGCTTGCGATATGTTCGCCCGCTTCTCTGACCTTTTAGCACTTCTAGCTCTGCGTTTCTCATAGCATTCACTGCCCTAACGCCCCTGGCTACGACTTGCCGGTTGATTTTGGCTACCTGTCCTTTGACTGTTGCCCTTATGGCACTTCCTGCGCTCCCTGCTTTTCCATCGTTCCACAGTTTCACTTGACATCCTTCCTTTCCTCAGCGTAGTAGATTGTGGATATACCCAAACTACCTACCTCGTCCAGGTCAATGATGTAAAACGTGCGATTCCCAAGTATGAGTTTATCGGACTTCTTTGCTTCCGGACTGCCTGCCTGCACAATCGTATGGGTGCAAACACGGTCTCTCGTTGAATGAGATTCCTTCTGTTCCTTCGTGGACTCGGCAAGACATCCTCTGATAATCTTTGAACCGTCTCCCTTCGGGGCGTTTGCTACCCTTCCGCTTGCTGTTACAACCTGCGTATTTGACTCGACAACAAAATCCTTGAATAAGTTTCCCGGCCTTAAATACATAAATCTCGCATTTATCATCCGTTCCACACCCTCTCGTTTTCGTGCATTCCGGTATGGAAGTAAGGCGGACCATCTACCCCATTACCAAACCGTGGCACTGACACTGACTCTGCCTGGACCTCTTTTTTCAGCTTGTCGTAATCTTCTTTCCAAAGTTTCGCCCTGCCATTCATATCCAGGCTGAGAGGACCGGTCTTTGTGTTGACCTCATACGCAAAACGACGGCACAAACTTTCAAGAAGCATCAGCTTCGCACGCTTCCACTTATTCGGGTATGCGTCGATTGCTGCTTGTATCTCCTCGTCGGTCAATGCCGTCGTATCTGCCAGGCCCTCTACCATCGTGTCTCCAAGTTCAAACCTCATACGGTCTTTGCCAAACTCCGTGATGTTTCCCGGCTCATATGTGTATGCACCTTTTGACATTAGGTATCAGCTCCCTCCGTAATGCTGTCTGTGGTTGCGTTACCGCCTACGGATTCGTTTGAATTGCCGTCAGCGGAGAATAAAGTGTCGTGCTGTTTCTGAGCCGCTTTCTTGACCGTAGCGCGTGTGTCTAAGGCGTGAAGCAAAATCAGAACGCTATCGGACTTCACACTGGCTACTGCCTTTGCACCATCGTCCGCATTCATCTGCAGTACATCGACCACAGACTGAATATCCTCTGCACTGCAGGAAACCGCCGTCACATTGTCACCCTCGCCCTTGACTGTCACGGTAAAACCGGCATTGTCAGAGTCGAACGGTTTAAGCTCTGCGACTGCAGACTGGATCATCTCGTCCACCTGCTCCTGCGTAAATCCTTTGCTTGCATTGGCGACTGCATCGGCCATCATCTTGTCTACCTGCTCCTGCGAATAAAGGGCACCGGACTGTTCCGGTACCCCTGCTTCGTCATTTGCGATTGAGATTACGCCGAGCTTTTCTTCTCTCTCGATGTTTACCACGAGTTCTGCCGGGATTTCATCCCCGATGAAGAATTTTTTACCGCCATAACTGCAAGGCTTCTTTGCAATTAATCTCATGGCGAAACCTCCTTACACTGCGTCGTAACCGAAGAACGCAAGATCATCTGCAGTTTTCTTCATGTCGTAAGCCATAAGACCCTCGACAAACTCAGAATGTGTTCCGGCCTCACCCTGGTAGTTGAGTACCGGAAGTAAGATGCCGTTCTCTAACATGTCCCAAGTGAAGATGTAACCTGCAGAAGGTTCCTCGATGGAAGGTGTATCTGTTGCATACGCTAACAGGAATGAGTTAGGATCGCCAATGAACTGCATATTTGCAGCCTGGCCTAAACCGGCTTTGTTCTGCACGGTCTGATCGATAACGATTCTGTCAACTCCGAAGAGCTGTGCAAGCACGTTCTCGGTAACATTTGCAGGATTTGCAGTTGTACCGCCAAACTTCACTCTCTCGAGGATTGCAGGGTGTACCTTCAACGCATTAAATACGTTGATACCGAGTCCTAATCTGTTAGGAGTACGGCCGGTTGCCTGTCTCATGGCAGTTTTCTTTGCATCGAAGAATGCAATAGGATCGCTGTTGCCGTTGCTGAACTTAATGAACTCATTTCCGGAAACAGCTGTATCATCCTTGCCCTGTCCTTCATTCGCCCATACTCCCTGCTTCATAAAGGACTTGGAGAAATCCGAATCCTGGTGGATGTTTGCCTGTGCTGCCATAACCTTAGTTCTCTGCTGGCGAGGGTCCGCAGTACGAGGTCCCTGGCGGCGGTTAAGGTCAGTCTGACGAATGGAGTCGATACCCATAATCATCTGATCTACTGCGCAAGCATAGGTCTCTGTGTGTTCAGAGATTACCGCAGGGTCAACCTTGCCATATGCAGGCTTTCTCTGCCAGTTATCACGTAACAGATCCTCTTTGTCGAATACATAGTAGTTGTCAGAGGATAACCCTACCGGGCAAACCGGGAACATATTCTTTGCAAGGGTTGTTGAATCCTGCTGATAATAAGCCAGCGCCATAGTAGAAAGCGCTGTGTGTGGTCTGAAAGCACCCTTGGCAATGTCTGCCTGGATGCTCTTTGCTGTTCTTTTCATTTACCATTTTCCTCCTTCTTTATTTTGCGGCGTTCTTCTGATACTTGGAAATCTGAACTCTCACGTAGTCATTCTCAGCCGCATTGCTAAGTGCCACGCCGATCACATAATCTCCGTCAGCTGCCTTTGTTGCTTTTCCTGCGGTTGCAGTTACCTCTTCGCCCTTCTTGATGGCTCCGCCAGCAAGAATGTAGCCGATGTCCTTAATCTGAACATCTACCTGGTCGCCCTTTGCAACCTTTCCGGACTCTGCTCCGGAGATGTCGTTATAGCCTGCCTCAATAATTGCAATGCCTACGATAGGTGCTGTGCCGTCGGTTGCTACGACTACATCTCCATTCTCGTCATATTTGAGAATGAGGTTTCTCACATCGTCGATAGCAGCACCGGCCTGCTCTGCGATTGTCACAGACTGGTTAATCTGTGAGCCGTTGAAGTTTCTCTTTGCCATGGTCTTTTCCTCCTTCCTTAAAATCCTTCCTCAGCGTCGTATGCGTCCATAAGGTCCGGGTTATCTTCCCAAGCCTTAGCCAGCGCATCCGTATAGCTCATGGAAGGTTCTTTCTGCATATAGCTCTTGGCGATACCTTCGATCTTGCCCTCTGCATCACTTACGTGCACAGAGCCGTGGCCGGACTTGCCTACCTCGGAAAAAACGCCGGACTTGTTGACCGCTTCCACGGTGGCATCAAGAACGGCGATCATATCGTTGTATGCAGTTCCACCGGTAGCTCTGAGAGATTTGAGCATAGGTACAAGCTCCTCTTTCTTCTTGCCGATGATTTCATACTTGCCCGCTACGGCTTCAAGTTCTCTGTTCTCAGCATCCTCACGGAACTTTCTGAGTGCTTCGATTTCTGCCTTAACAGCAGGATTGAGTCCCTTGTAGATGTCCTCGCCATCTGCAGGTGTTTCCTGGTTCTGCTCAGGCTTCTCAACAGACTTTGTTACCGCAGGTTTTCCCTCCGGAGTCTGCTCTGTCTGAGCCGGGTTGTCTGCCACGCCGTATCTCTTCTCAATATCTTCGAGAATGAGAAGCTCAGCCTGGGTCATTTTGCTCTTGTCGATCTTCATATCTTCGTTGTCTCCTTTCGACTGTTTCTTTTTGCCCTGGTCCTTTTTGTCCTCTGTGTCTACCTCCGGATCATCTCCTTCTTCGGCAGGCTTTCCGGCGGCGGTCTGTGCCTTCTCGATGTTGTCATTCAGCCTTGCAGCCGCAGACTTCATCATTGCCAGGTCACTCTCCGTCACCTCGTCACTCTTTACGATGTTGATTACCTTTCCGCCGGACCAGTTGCTAATCGCTTCCTTCACTACTGCAGTGAACTCGTCAAGGCTCTCATTCATCGCTGTTGCTGCGCCGGTGCTATCCAGCTCCTCGTCATTCAGAATCGAACAGAGGCTTGCCTGCAGTGCGTAGCATATATCCCAAATTTCATCAGCAATCTTTCTGTTCTTGATTTCATTGAAACGCTCGTTGAAACTAACAGAGTTGCCTTTCAGGACTTCCTCTACTGCACTGTCGATCTCTTCCTGGTTCATGCCGGCCTTTTTGCCGATGAAACCGAACAATCGGCTGACAAAACCATTCTTATCGCCATTCTCTCCTGTGGACTGCCCCTTTTCGCCTTTACTCTTTGTTAGCTTAATGTGAGCATCCGGATTTGCACCTTCATCTACAAAATCAACCTTGCTGATTCTGAGATTTTTTAACTTTGTTGCCACTTTGCTTCCTCCTTTCCGCAAGATTTATATTAAAAAAGACACCTTTGCGGTGTCTCTCCTAATAACGGAATGATGTTTCTGTTGCTGATAAACTCTTCTAACTGCTCTACTGTGGACTCTCGCAGGTTATTCAAACCGTAGCGGTCCATAAATTCGAACAGGAAATCAGAAAAAGGCACCATATCGGATGCCTTGCTGATCTGTTTTATCAATTTGTTCTTTTTGCTTAGATTTGTCTCCATAATGTGAACTACCTATGCCCTTATTACACTCTCATATGTGGAATTATAAGGTTAAGACTGCTGAAAAACTCAATACGCCCCATTTTTACAAGGTGTTTTCATCTTCTACTTCGACTCTCTCGGCTTCTCCTTCGATTGAGAACATCGGATATGTGCCGTCCTTAACCTTTTCCCATACATCCTCGTCGGTTACTTTGAAGCCGATCCACCAACCAATCGGAAGAGTGCCTGCCGGGATTCCCATTGCCTGCATTTTTTCTTCCGTGAATACCACAGATTCAACCAGGACTGCAGCTCCGCCTCTTTCGTGCATTTCTCCGCCTTCACGATAGAGTAACACATACTGGTATGCTGCGTTTTCCAGTTCTTCCGGCTCGATGATGTCCTCCTGCCAGTCCTCAATCTCTTCTCCGTCAGCACGGATAGCCACATTCGCCCAGCCAAATGCCAGGTGCTTGTCGTCGTCGGACTTGGCAATCTTAAACCTGCCTTTAATCACATTGCTGGCAGGCTCTTTCTTCTGCGGTTCTGCAGACTTCTTGATGAAATCAGAGAACTTCTTCACTTTCTCACTTCCTTCCTCTCGGTGCAGCCACTTCGATATACTCGATAGCGCAGGCACATCTCGGGTGTGCAGGTGGTAACATATGTTGTCCTGCAAACAGAACCTTTCCTTTGAAATCAAAGTCGGAGTCCATATCTACCTCGGTACCTTCCAGCGCATTGCAGATGTCGCACACCGAATCGTCTCCGGATGTACTCCATCTCTTTACCATCGTTCCAAGATACCCTTCGCCCTGCGCCTGGCGTATGCCTTCATCGGCTCCACGGTTATAAGCAAAAGCACTCTCGGTCTGAGCGACTGTGAATGCCCTGGCCCGGTGCTGTTTCTCTGCATATTTCTGAGAAGCGTCCAATGCCTTCCGGCGGATGCTCTCAATCTTCATTCTCGGATGTTCTTTTCGCATCGTAGCCACGATATTGTCATAATACCTGGCGTTTGCTCTTGCGTCACCCTCTGTCAGACCGATGCATGGACGAATGAGCCTTGCCAGTTCATCTACTGTATGGCTCTCTCTCATTTTCTTTTCCAGGAGTGCCGCTATTGCGTCCTTCTGTTCTTCTGTGCATCGGGTGACAAACTCAGCTCCTCTTTCACTGATCCAGTCGAGAACGCCAGGTGTCTGAATGTTAAACTCAAAAGCGAGACCGTCCAGGATTGGTTGCCCGGTTGGTCCCGCTGCTATTGCCTGCGTCCACATTGACTGTAATCTCTCGGCAACAAGCACTGAGTAATCCTGTTGCCAAGCCTCTAACGTCTCTTTACTAAGGCTTCCGTCCGCTACTGCTTTTCGGAGTTCCTGGTACGTGATGGCGTCTTGCTGATCCTGCCAAAACCCGCATAGGATTTCAACCGGTTCGTCACATTCGCTCTGCAGGTACTCTTCAAGTCTGCGTAGGACTTCTTGACTGCCCGGTGTCTTTGCCTTGCGTATTCGCTTTGGTCGTATGAACCTTATTGCCATTTGCACCGCTCCTTCCTAATCGCCTTTTAGCGGCTTCCGCCACATTGTCGGGGATTTCTTCGCCTTCGTCGTTTCCATCGCTTCCTGCGGCTGTCTCAGGCTCCGGTGGCTGGTTCTGCTCCGCCTGTTGCTTACGCCGCTGGTCTACTGTTCTGTCGTCCGTTGTCCTCTCCGGCAGGTGTCCGACCTGGCGAATGTAATCTTCCAGTCCGTCGTCCGGTACTAAGATTCCGATGCCAGTCATATCCTTGATGAATGCCGCAACCTTCGTTACGTCCACATCTGCAATGTCGCCGTGGGACATCTTTGGGTACTCCGTGATGCCTGCAAAATGTTCACCGTTAATATCGATCAACGGCGGGATGCCCTGGCTGTTGAATGTCTCGCAGATCATGTCTAGGAATGCACCGATTGCCATAGCGAACAACTCCGTCTTATCGGAACTCAACGCCCAGGAACCGGTCTCTGAATGCCCTAAGAAAATAAAATCCGCCAGTACCGTCATTGCAATTCGGGTATCGTAGCGGTTGATGATCGCATTCGTGTCAAACTGTCGGGTGCCGCCGGAACTTAACAGCTCCAACTCATATCCTGCCGGAAGTACCACACCTTCCATCTCGTCTCGGCGAATACTCTTTACCATATTTTCCAACGCAATTCGTGTCTGCTTGTTGTCCTCAATATCATCGTTCCAAAGGTCTAACCCTTCCGGTCCGTGCATTACCGGGAGTCCTGCAAGGTCTCTCTCAATGCCGATACCTTCAATCTCCTGGATTCGTCTCTTGAAGTACCAGGATCGGTAGGCATTTCTCAGAATACTTCGCCCTTCCGGATTATTCTTCCTGCTCTTTGTACGGAACAGCAATGCCTTACTCATTGGTATCGTGTACGTTCCGAAGTCCGGTGGCGGCATCTGAGTCATTCCCAGCAGATTGTCCTCATTGTCGTATTCCCATCTGTAGAGCGTTTCCTGCGCTCTGATAGGCAACTTCTTCCATCCAATCAAACCATCCGTGTACTTACTCTTCGTGGTTGGGTTCTTCGTATTTCCCATACGGCGCTTATACACGATCTCGTGGAAACTCCAACCGTAAGTGAGGAAAGATAAGATTTCCGAAATTGTGTCCGTCCAGGTGTTCTGCATATCGTGCATACAGCTTTCTACGAACTCTGCAGCCTCTTTGTCCTTTGCGGTGTCGCCTCCCGGCTCTACATTCCAGTCGCACTGTCTTACCAGCATCTCGATAGCGAAGAGGATCGCACCTACCACATCGTCATTCTCAGACATTTCACGGTAGACCTCTATTCCTCGCGTGCCTCTCAGTTCGTGAAGGAACTCTTCGTAGATTGTTCCTCCGTAGCGTCGCTGACCTATGCGACCGATTTCTTTGTTAGCCATCTGTTTTCACCTCACTTATTCCAATAACTGCTCTTGCCTAACTGGCTATCCTTAGGCGGCGCTGAGTATGTAGCACCACTCTCTAACTCCGTAAATGCTGACGAACTTGCATCCACCATATCCTTGAATTTGGACTGTGGGAAGTTCTCACACTCGTTGAAATACTCTTCATTCCACGGTGCAACCAGCACGTCGACATTGCCTTTATCCATGCCTTCAAGTCCTAACCATTGTGCTGAGAACGGTTCTGCTCTCGTTACCTTGTCTCCGGACTCTTGAATGCACTTAACAGTAAAACCAGCCAAGAGCTTCATAAAACTCTGTGCCTGGTCTTTACCTGCCTGGCCTGGGTCCTGCGGAAGTCTTGTTGCTACCCTTCCGTATTTCGCCCTGTCGGCTATGCAGGTCTGCTTTATAATTTCTCTCACATCGGACGAACTCAACCGGCGATTGATAACGTCGGCCACAATGTACCGTCCGTTTCTTCTCTTTCCGATCAGCACGCCTGCTGTGTATGCCGGGTCTCCCTTTTCGTCCTCAGATGTTGCCGCAAGGTCCCAGCCTCTCGCCCACTTGATAACATCGGGCGGTATCTCTTCCAGCATATTTACCTTTACTCGCTTGAACATCAAACCTGCGGCGGCTTTAATCTTCCAGTTGCCATGCAGTAGTCGCTCTCTCTGCACAAGAGCCATCGCCTGCAGGTTGGCTAAATACCCTGGGTCATTCTTCATCAGAATTTTGTTATCATGCAGCGTACTCGCAATGAACGTCACGCTCTTAGGCATCGTCTCAGCCTGTTCCGGCTTGACACCGTTCTCGATAGCTCCCTGCACTGCCTCTTCCCTGCTGTCAAACCAGGTAACGACCTCATTCAGTCGCACCATCCAGCGGATCACTCCCGACCGTTCCGGTATTGGGTAGCCGGTCTCTTGGTTTATCCACCAGGAAATGAACTCAGCAACCCAAGAGTCTGCGTCCGGGTTGCAGGTGGCTCGTACATACGGCTTTACACCGGAATCTGTACGGTTTCGAGACAGCATATAAAAGAACTGGTACTCGCTAAAGTGCGTCAGCTCGTCAAATCCTATCATCGTGAGCTGTGAACCCTGCCAGTCGTCGCAATCTTCATCACGTCCGAGGTGGGCGAAATTGACCGATGCGCCTCTTTTGAAAGTCCAGTGTAGTTTTGGTGTCTTTAACGGCTGGGAACCTTTCACGTAGCGGTAGATCTTTCGTGAACTATCCCATAAGCCTCCTGGAGATGTTACCTGCGTGTAGTCACGTCGGAAGATAGTTGCGTTGTAGTCCGGATTGTTCATGTACCGAAGCGGCTCTAACAGCAGTCCAAAGGTTTTTCCTCCGCCTGCAGCGCCTCCATAAATGCAAATATCCGCAGAGGTCGCTAAAAACATTTCCTGCGGTCCTTTCTGCGGAGCTAATACGATTTTCTCTTTCATCAATCGTCCCTCCCATTATCCGGAAGGTAAATCTGAACCTCCGCATCATTGTCGCTGGTCTGATCCACATAGTCCTGTGGTCTATCCTGCCAGCGGTCTCTCTGCCGGTTCTTCAACCAAAATATCTGAGCCGTGACATCCGGCGGTACGTGCTTCTTGGTCTTTTCAATCTTGACCGGTTTCACATTGCCGTCCTTGTCATACTCAATGATTTTCTTCTCTTCCTCGTACTCATAGCCGGTAGCTCTCTCGTAGAGGCTCCTTATTACCTTCGCATCTGATACGCCTTTACCTTCTCCAAGCGCCTTGCCGAATGATTCGTGTTCCTTGGCCCATCGCATAATGGTTCGTTCGGAGACTCCCATGGCAAGGGCGATCTCTTCATTGGTGGCACCCATTGCAGCCAAAGACCACGCCCAGTTATCGTGGTAAGGGGCATTGTATTTTGGCTTAGCTGCCATACATTAACTACCTGCCACTGAGGTAGTCAGCACATAGGTACTCGATCAGTTGCCACCTGTTCTTACTCGTGATTGTCCCTTCCTTCTCAGCTTTCTTGATTGCCTGCTGAATAACGGAAGCGGACTCACCCGGTACCGCATTACTGCCAAACAGTTTAGCGAGGTAGGTCCATTCTCCTTCCTCTGTGAAACCGCAGTCGTCCATCTTCTGAGCGGCGTTCTCGATCATGGAGTGGATAGCCGCACCGACGTTTCGGATGTCCGTAAACTTCTGATACTTGCTAAGTGTCTCCACAAATCCCTTGCACTGCTCGTAGGATGCCACGCCCACAATGTCCGGAGCCTTTGATTCCAGGTCTTTAACCAGTGCGTCCATATCCTTTACCTGGTGCGGAAGGAATGTAAACGTCACATTCTTAAAATCAAACTGAACCGCAGGACTCAGCATCTTGTCGTACTGTTCCAGCGGTTCTTCCATGATCTCCTTGCCGACGAATGACTCAATCATATCGTCCACATCGTCTATCATCTTCACGATTTCTCTCAACGTACTGTCGTCGTCGAAACCGGAAATTGCATTGTGTGCCAGCTGCTTTGCCGCAATCTTGCTTCGTGAGAGACCGGACACATCGACAATAGCGATGATTTCCTTCATCTCTGCAGCACGTGCGCTCTTTACTCTGTGGTGTCCGCTGATGATTTCCAGCTTGCCGTCCACCAAAACAAAAAGAGGCAGGCTTTCCAGCTGTCCTCTCTTCTTGATGTTGGCGGTCAACTGATCCTGCATCTCGTTTTTCATTATCCTGGCGTTGATGTCCTGCTCCTTGACTTTATCCAATGGAACCTTGGCAATCACCAAGCCGGAACCCATATCGTAGATTACTTCGCACCCTTCGATTTGCTGGATGCCTTTGCTCTGTTCTTCTGCCATTCGTTCTCCCTCCTTAGCCATTCTTGAAGTGTCTGCTGTTCGGTTCTTCCCTCGACCAATTCAGTCTCATACGTGAGCTTGTAGCCGTTCTTCTTGTCCTCTACCCTGTTTACCAGTTTCATAATACCTCGGACTTCTTTGTTCTCCGGGTACCTGGTAAGCATGGCGGTACGCATCTTTGTGACCTTCTCCTGCTCTATGTTATCCAGGAGCGTGTCTACAAACTCTCTGTTCTGTGCCAGCATATAGCATAGTCTGCCTAACCGGTATGTCTTGTGCGGTACCTTCATCACGTACCATACGAATACGCTATCTGCAGCCATCTTCGATATGCCGAATACTCCGGCCACATATCCGTCAATCAGCAATGCCCTATTGAAGGTTGCCGATGAACCCACAAAGTTGTGCGTCCATAGCTCTCTGTAATACTGGGCCTCTGCCGACTTAATCGGAATCACCTGCACTTTGCTATCTTCCTTGATCTCGTAGTCTCTCGGAAGCATACTGCAGTCCAGCGGTTGCAATTTGCTCTCTGCCGGGCGCTTAATCTTCTTGCCATTTGCCAGGGCGGTTGCCTCTTCCTCCCGGTTCGTAGTGATGTAGGCATTCAAGTCTGCTCTCGTACCGGAGCGGGCGTATATCGTGTAGCCTACTGCTTCGCCTACTCTCTTCTCCTGGTAACAGATAACCAATGCTTTCGCATCCATGCAGAGGTCGTAGAATTGCTGGTGTCCTGTCTCCGGATCAAACAGCTCATACGGTGGCTCTTTCCAGGTCATCTTGCCCTGCGTGTCGTAAAACTTCTCATAGCCGGAGAAGTAGGTCGGTGGATTTGCGATAACCAAAGCGTGTGGATCATCCAGCACCTCTTTCAGATGCTCCCACATATCCAATGGTCTGTAGCTCATGCCGCCGAGCAGATTTCTGATAACTTCTATCTGCCGATTGATACTCTCAATGTGTTCGTCTCTTCTGAGGCGTAGGTCTGTGAGTATCTGATAGAAATAATCATTGCCTGCATTCTTCGACGTTCTGAGGTACAGCTGTGCATACAATGCTGTCGCAGGATCAAGTAACTCTTCGTCGCTAAAGCCTTGTGCGTGGATTTCCAGTGGCTCTAACGACTGGCCGGTAATCGCATATCCGAGAACCGTTGACATCATGTTGACGTCGCTTGTCTCGATCTGCTCCGGCTTAAACCCATTCTGTACTGCCAGGTTCGCCATAGCAAAGGTACCGGCACATGGCTCAACGAACCTTGTATATCCGGACTTTGCTGCAGTCTCTATCAGAGTAACGAGAAACTTCTGCTCCGACGGACCTAAGCACCCCAAGAACATTGCTCCTGGGTCCATAAAAAATGCCATATCCTTGTCTCCTTCCCTAAAAATTGTTCAATATATACAAAAAGCTGGGGCGGTTCCCTGGTATAACACCGGGGATTTTTGATACCCGCCTCAGCATATTGCACAAAAAAGACACCTGGCCACAAAGGACACCGGTGTACGTTCCATGATAACAAATAAGGCACCGCTTCCGTCTTGGAGGCGATGCCGTTGTTTTTGGACCGGAACCCTGCGATGAACAGGACCTTAACTATGGAATAGCCACGTGCTACTTACACCAGTTCCGGATGTTATGATTAAATCCCCGCCAAACCAAACAAACTCAGCTGTTCGTAACCAGGTTCTTCTCTCCTGGCCTCAACTGCCTTCTTGACAGGTTCCTTGTTTTCTTTCTTTGCTGCAGGCTTCTTGACCTTTGGCTCTGACGGATCATGTAACTCCTCAATCAGTTCTCCGGTCTGCTCCGCCCACCATTCAGCGAATACGGTTCTGTGACACCAGTCACCCGGTACTCTCACATCTTCGTAGCAGAGAAGCACAAGCTCTTTTCCTTCGGCTCTTGCCTCTTCGTCCATTCGCTGAACCATATCAATGATTCTGTCTGTACCGATACCTTCCAGCTTTTCGTAATACGCAGGCTTGAATCTTTCAAGCTCCATATTCAACATATAGCCTTTAGGTGCCAGCGAATAACACTGCTTTCTCAGCGTGTACCCCAGCGGAAACTTCGGTGTCCCGATGCTGATTCCAACCGGGTAATACTTACCACTCTGTAACTCTTTGTTACTATACCTGCTAATCCAAATTGCCATCTCAATCACTCCTTTAATGCTGGTTGTTTATAGTTTTATTATACTATACAGACCTGCCTAAGTACACTGAAATAGCCTTATTTAACCGATTGTTCACATTAAATCTTCGGCTAACCGGCAGGGATTTCGCCCTGCCTTGCCTGCCGTTGGGAAGAAATACAACTGGCTATTTTTAGGGGTGACATTTGGGTTATCGGCTAATTAGCATATTACCACTTGGTAATTCTTTATGCAACCTACTCATTTTCTACCTGGTGCATTTACAGCCACAGGGAGCGTTTAGAAATCCGCACCCAGTAAGTAAATAGCCACAATGCCACAAGCTATTCCTATGTCCTTGTAGACAGTCTTATCGCTTATGTTTTCTACTTCCGAAATCTCCTGCACCGTGTAAGGTTTTTCATCCAGGTACATCATACTTAACTCTCTGAAACGTCGCTTCGCCTCTTCGCTTCCGCTCTTTTCGCACTCTTCACGGTACATTTCTGTCGCTTTTTCTATCCGGAACACACAGTATAAGTCCTCTTCTCTCTTGCGTTCCGTATCTTTGATTGTCCTCTCGGACTTTCCTGCTATCTCCCTTGTATTCCCCATGAGGTCCTCAACGAACTTCCATCTCAATTCTGCCTGCTCTTCCGGTGTGAACTCCTCTCCGTCTGATAACGTAGCCTTAATTCTCCTGTACGAACTCAGCAGCTTCTTTGTTTTTCTTACCTTGCTATCTTCCTTCTTACGCTTACGCTCTTCTTTCTTCTGCTCTTCCTTGAATGCCTTTACTCCTTCCTTGGCACCTACTGCAGCAATCTGATTGATCTGCTCCTGCGTGAGAATGTAAACAGCCGGTCTTTCCTGGTTCTTCTTTTCCTCCGTTGCCATGATGTCGCCTCCTTGACTCTTTTCGCATTTGCGAGTATAATATTCTCAGTCACGAGTCGTCCTGTCAAAGGGGCGGCTTTCTTTTTGCTTAATGGTTTCTTGCTTTGCAGGTCGCAAAGTGTGAGATGTAACCGAAGCCTTCTGCTTTCTCTGAATCTACTTTATCAGCGCACACAACCTCGCCTTCCGGCGTTACTATCTTTTCCTTCGCTTTAACTCCTGCTCCTGGCCTGCGGTAGCTTATTATCGTAGGATCAACCGGCATATTCTTTCCGGCTACTGTTCTTACCCACATAATCTGACATCCGCAATTCCTGCAAGTACCAAATGGATTGTAGGACCTCATAGGATTTTCTCACCTCCTTTTCATCATCGTGTATTCTAATGCCTCTTTTACCACTTCGAGGTCTAATTCTTCCACGTCACCGCTTTCTATCAAATCCAGCTGCACTTGATATTTATTTCTTTTCTCTTCGTAATGATTACAATTTTCGTAGCGGTCACAGCAACTTTCTCTCGGACAGTCGTAGATTATATATCCTTGGTTATCTCTGAAATGATACCCGCAGTCTCCCTTGAATTTCGTGCAGTTATTGCATTGCATTCTCTGTTGTCACCCCTCCCCGCTCAATTTTCTTCAATTCTTCGATGCCGATCAGTCTGCAGTCCGGAAGCATGATGCTCGCAGCTCCCAGGTTGACTTTCGTTCCTTCGATTCTCATTCTTGGGTAGCCGACAAGCACTTTGCACTCCTGGGCGATTCGGTAGGCATTATCTGAGATTGCCTTCCGTATTCTCTTCTGATCTGCCACTGAGGTTCGCTTTCCGTTTACCGGTATCTTCCGAAACTCGGCCTGCATCTCATTCTCGCCTTTATATATACGCTCATACACGTATATGAAGCCTCTTGCCATATCACTCGCCCTCCGTTACCACCTTTCTTCCTGTTTCCTTAATCTCCACTACAGTTCCTGGTCCCAGGTATGCGATTGTAACATCGTGTCCGAAAAAGTCTTTTGCCGCTCTTCTCAGCTTCACTTCATACCTTGCCATCTTCTTTGCGGCGTGCGCTCTTACCCATTCTCTCGCAAATTTTGCCTGTTCCATATCGCTCTCCGGTGTATTCATATTGCCTCATTACTTCTTGTTCGGTTTCTTGATTCTTTCAATCTCCTGCAGGGAAGGTTTGCCTACACACTTTTCCATGCCAGCCGCCAGTTCCTTTGCCCCTGGGTTATTCTTCTCAACCTCATTTGCCAGGTGGCGCAGGACTAAAACGATTAGTCCTGCATCTGCCTTGGCGTATGGAGATATGCTGTTGATAACCCTCTCTGAGTAATACTGCAGACCGTGGCTTACCAGGTTCATTGCCTCTTTTGTCTTGCCTTCCGCAATTAACTTATTGCCTCTGTCTACATAGCTGCTCATTCTCGGTTTAATCAGTCCCATACCTATTCCTCCGGATCTTCGTAATCATAACCTTCTGTGTCTGTATCTCCCAGGATGTCGTCCGTAATATCTTCCGGTTCTTCCTCCGCCGGTTCTCCGGACTGTTCTTCTGTCGGTTCGTCTGTTCCCTCTTCTTCTGCAGGCTGAGTCTCCTCTGTCTGCTCTTCTGCAGGTTCTTCATCATTGGAAGGACCAGGCAGTGCCGGTCTTACATCCGCATCGATATATGTACCGTCGATGATGTCGTCTTTTCCTTCGCCTTCCTGGTTCTTCTGCCCGGCCATAAAGTCCGAATCGAAGATAGTTTTCTGCTGGGTGTTCGCAATCGGCTGTAACACATAGCAGCCGGTCTCTTCATCCATAACCATCTCCATCTCGTTGTTGAGGTTTCCGCTCTTCTCGTCGCTGATCTTGACCGCCGACGTTACCTTATGCTTGAACTGAGGCTTACTGATTTCTCTTGACTCTCCCTTTACATTCGGATCGTAGTTCGGGATAAATTCCTTTACCATGGTTACGTCAATCTTAATTGTCATGCTTCCTTCTGTGGACTGCTTCTCAATCATGTTGCCGAGCAATCTCTGCAGAACGAAATTCATATCGTGCTTCATACCCTCGAAGGTGTCGCTGTCAAAATCCAATCTCTTGTCGTACTCGTTCATCACTTACTCTCCTTTGCAATCTTGCCGTATTTGATATTGTTCTCATTCAGAAACTCTACCAGCTTAGTCAGCTGTTCCTTGGTTCCGTCTGCATAGAATCTGACTCTGTACTTTTTTTCCTGCTTAGGCTCTGCCTTCGGTGCGAACGGATCAACCGCCTGCTCTCCCGGCTCACTCTGAACATCCCCGGCTACTGCCTGGGCGAACGCCGATCTTTCAATAGACTCAATCGCTTTACCCATTTCAGACTGATGTTCGGCCTGCTCTGCTACAGCTTCCTGGAACTCTTTCTTCTGAGCTTCCTGGCGTGCTGCCTCTTCTGCCTCACGCTTTTCCTTCTCCTCCGCTTCCTTCTGCTTTCGGATTTCTTCCTGGCGTTTTCTTTCTGCCTCTTCCTCTTCCTTGCGTTTCTTCTCGGCTTCCAGTTTTTCTTCCAGGTCTGCCAATCTCTTATTCTCTGCCAACGCTCTGCTGAGGTCTAAGGTCTTGATATACACATCCTTTGCGTTCAGCTTGTACTTGCTGTCGAGACTGTCGATAGTCTCTAAGTCCGTCTTGACTGTATCGATTTTACTCTTTACCTCTTCCTGGGCGGTTGCGAGCTTAAAGGTCTGATTGAGGTATCTGATGTCGAAAATCTTCACAAACGGCAACACATCGGCCAAGTCTCCGATGTGTTCATCGTAGGTTGCCTGGATTGCCGCTTTCTTCTCTTCTTTCTGCTTCTCCTCGAACGCCTTTACCTGCTGGTCGATCAGTCCTACCGGCTCGTTGATAAGTGCCAGGATTTCCTTTAGCTCTGACTCGAATATTGCATACGGCTCATTGATGATCTTCTTGACCTGTTTTCTTCTGTCCTCGATAGCCTTGATGAGCTTATTTAACTCTGCTCTGTCATTCTTGGCGGCTTTGATATTCTCCTCTGTGTAAACCACATTCTCATAGCTGGCTATCTTTGCTCTAACCGCCGCCTCTAACTCCTCTTTGTTCCACTGAATCCGTCTAAGGAAACCATCCTCTGTCGGGTTAATCAGTCTGAACTCCATTTTTCCTGCCGGTACCACTTCTGTAGTCTCGACAACTTCTGCTTCTACTGTTTCGGTTTTCTTTCTTCCTGCCATTGTCTACCTCCTAAATTTGCTACGGTCCTACGACCTTTATCAGTACATCAACCTTTGGTGTCTCGGAATAGAACTTCCTTACCTGTGCATCCACGACTGCCGAATCATCGTGATACGCTACCAGGTTTAAACTGTCGCAAATAATCTTGCCGATATTGTCCCAGTCTGGCTTCTTGGTTGGTCTGATCCTGTGTTCCAGCATTTCCTTACGCTTCTTTTTGCTGGTGGACTTCGGAATCTCGTAATATGCGATTATCCGAACGTCCAGCATTGCCCCTTCCGGGAACATTCTTCCTTTGGCTGCTTCGTTGTAAAACAGCTTCACAAGATTTTCATAACTGGTTGTCTCTTTGGGAGTGTATGTCTTAACATACGCTCCCGCTCTCGAAAACTTCGGTCGCTGCTTTCCGAATGGCTGTCCTGGTATTGAGAAACGAATCTGCTTCATATCTTCATCCACTTTCTGCCTCCTATGCCTTGTCGCCAATCTCTGCTGACATCTTATCCGTCACCTTCTTGGCTGTAATCTTCGTCTTTCCGCTTATAGTCTTGTAGAGTTCTGCTTTATCGGTGCCTTCCTCCACATACACCTTCAAGTAATAATCTAACTGCTTGCCTGTCGGTGTCTTTGCTCTCTTTCCTGGCCCGACGGTATAACCGTTCTCGTGCAGGATCGCCGTAACCGTCTTTCTGTCGTCCAGCTTGTCAATGCTGATTTCTGCCACCTTAATCAAACCCATGTTGTCATTCCTCCATTAAATTTTTCATGGCATCGAACCTCTTGGACGCCGCTTTTTCTCTCAAACTCCTGCCAGCAAACCTTACCGGAAAACACATCTCAAATATCCTGTCGTAGATACGTCTATACCGGATATCCTCAGACTCCTGCATTTCTTTCAACGTCATATTCGTAGTGAGGATCAGCGGCTTGCCGGATAAATACCGGCTGTCGATGATGTTATACACTTTCTCCAATGCGTAGTCTGTGCTTCGCTCTGCTCCTAAGTCGTCGATAATCAGCAGCTTTGCCGCATTCAGTCCTGCCATAATTCTCTCTTCTTCGTTTGGATTGCCTTGGATGTTCTGCAAGATCTTCACAAATGATGTCATAACCACCGGAATCATCTTATCCAACAGCTCGTTTGCGATGCAGGCTGCAGTGTAGCTCTTCCCGGTCCCGACTGTACCCCAAAAAAGCAACCCCTGCCTTTTCTCGTACATTTCATCGAACCTGTTCACATACTTTCCGGCCAGGTTGTAGATTTTCTGATTATCCGTGTCAACCTGGTACCCGTCCAGCCTTGCCGATTTCAGCTTTGCATCCATAAGGCTGCTGGCTTTCAGTCTCTCCAAACGCTGCATTTCCTGTCTCTTCTTTTCAGCCTCTTCCTTGCGCCTGTTCTCTTCCACCTTGCACTTACAGATGCAGGGAACGATCAGCTCCTTCCCTTGCGTAATATCCGACGCTGGCAACCTGGTCTGCTTCTTTGTTCTGCAGGTGCCGCAATAGAGAAGTCCATCCTCGCCGATGTAATCGCCGCTATTCTTCTCTGTCTTAAACGCCTCTGCCGGTAAAATACTCTGCAAATCCATCGTCACTCACTCCTTCCGAACGGATTCTCGTTGTCGTCGTACTCAGCTTCGCTCTGTACCGGCTTTTCTTTCGGCAGATAGTCCAGGAACGGCGTTGACTCTCCTAAGAATGTCTTGCCGTGCTTTATGTACTTATCTTCCGTTCTGTCTCGCTTGCACTGTGCCGCATAATTCTTTGCAGCCTCGCATAACTGCTCATGTGAAAATCCATCTTCCAGTCTTGCCTTGTACTTCTTGTATGCCTGTGCCTTGTCTGCCTTTCTTGGATAAATCAGCCAAAATTCCTCAAAGTCCGATGTGTAACCTTTGATTGCCTTATTGGACTTCGGTTCTGCAAGTGCCGGTGTTTCAACCGGCGCTTCCGGCAATGCCTTTGGTGTTCCAGGATCAGCCAGTGCATCCTTCTCGGCTTTCATGCGATTGTAATATTCTCTCTGCCTGTCAGCTTCGCTTGACGACTGTCCTATGAAGTTCTGAATATCCATCATGTAGATTGCTCCGTTATCCAGCACCTCTATCAATCCCAGCCTCTTGAATACATCTAATGCCTTTTCGACTGTTCCTACCTGGTGCCCTGTGAGCGTTGCCAAAACCTCCGGCGTGTACGGTATTACATTCCGGAACATCAATCTTCCTGCGTTGCTCAGGCTTTTTAGATAGAGTTTCAAAAGGATGTTGCTATATAAGTAACCGTCCTTCTGACTCTCTAATATTTTCAGCTCGTCGCTGTCGAAAAAATCTTCTTTCAGCTTCAAGTAGTAATACTTTCTGTTGTCTGCCACTAAACCACCGCCTGTCGTATTAAATGCCTGCTGTCAAATCCATAATCGAAATCGGATGTGTCAGCACTCTGTTATGTCTGCAGCAATCGCACAATTCGCATCTGTCTGGCTCTACCTCTCCGTTCTTCACTCTGAGGATTCTCGGCATATTTGCCTCTACCATGTGAAGTGCCTCCTGCAGGTAATTGTCTGTAACGTGGATAATGCGAATGTCCGGCTCTGCCTGCTTTGTTGCTCCCGCAATATAGAACGGCAACTTCTTTCCGGTATTCTGTCTTACGATCTCCTGGTAGATTGCTCCCTGGATGTCGTAACCCCAATATCTTACGAAATCGAGATAGCCAATATCCTTCACCCACTTTAAGTCCGTAATGGATGCCATAACCTTCAAGTCAACGATTGCTACGTCCGGAATGTAGGAATCCATCTTAATCTTCCATTTCGCCCCGAACAGCTCCCCAGTCATAATGACCTGTTTCTGTCCGCTCATAAACTTCATGAAATATTCATCTCTCTCGATACGTGCGATGATTTCCTCCGCTTGCTTGAAGTCTTTCCTTAGCTCGCCCTTCTGTGTGAAGATTTCCGGGTTCTCTTTCTTGAACTGTTCCAGGCTTCCCTCAAAGTAGCTGTCAACATAGCTTCCTACCAACAATGCGGTGCTTTTCTCGTCCTCCCAGCGTCCGTTGAGTTTTTCCATACCATAGAACTCGCAGGGCATCTTCCCATATGTTCCTGCAAAGTCCTTATATCCCGATACACTCATGTACTCCTTGTTAGCCTCCTGGCTATAATAATTTTCTGATGTCAGCTGCATTCTTCTTCCTCCTATACCTCTTCCAAATCTAAGCCGCCGATCTGTTGTTCCTCTTCCTTCTGCTCAATTTTATCGAATGGATCCTGCGCCTCTACGATGTCCGGCTGGTTGTCACCGTAACTTCCTTCGCCGTCCTCGTCGTAAACCTTCTGATCGTCCTGGATTGCTCTCTGCATATCCACTGACAAAATACCCCACTTGCTGAGGAGCATCTTGATAACCGTCTTTAATGCCATTGCCTCAAAATCTGTCGTCCACTTACTGCCCTTCTTGTTGTTTTCCAAGTCATATCTGTATGCTGTCGAATACTTGCGGGCATGGTTCTCGACCTCTGCCGTTGTCATAAACAGCTCTTTTCTGAAACCGGTCAATAACTTAAACCAGGCATAGTAGCCAGCAATGTTCTCCGATTTTCCTTCGGCTCTCTGCGTACACTTCGAGAAGTCCGTCACAAATTCAACCTCTCCGGTAATCGGATTGTAGGAAACCAGCTCGTCCTTGTAGACAACTGAGCAGTTCATTTTTTCGTAATATCCGGAGCGGATCGCCAACTGGATAAATCCCTTATACATCATCTGAAACTGTGCTTCCAGATGTTTTTCCCACTGTCTCGTCTGTGGATTGTACTTATTGTTGTTGTAAGGCACGATTGCCGCGAACCCCAAATTACTGTCAATCGGCAAATCGTAGGTTGCTGCCACAAACGCCGCGCTCATGATCGTTGTTGCCGGGCATTTCTTCAACTTCGCTGATCCGGCCACCACATTCGTAATTGATGCTAAAAACTGCGGTGCTTTCTGTCCTAAGACTTCCGTAAATTTCTTCTTTACCGCATCCTGGGAAATCATGCTCTTAACTTGTGCCGCTACGCTTAACTGCGTTCCCTGCTGTGCTGCCACTGCATTCTGTTCTGCCATACTACCTTTCCTCCTTTTCTGCTTCCGTGAGGCTTTCGCCACACAACTTTAATATTTCTTCTGCGCTCATATCGTCCACGCATTCTTCACAAATCTTCCCTTCTGGAGAATCCCAAAACTTATCTCCTGCCAGGATTCCGTACCCGCATTTAACGCATTCGTGAACCGGTACCGGCTCCGGTGCGTTCGGGCATCTTGGATGGCATGGGGTCATACCGCATTCTACACACATATTCCTTCTGCCTCCAATCTTCTCAAAAACGTCGTAGCATTTACCGAGCATCTGAACAGATAGTTCTTAACCTCGTCCTTGAACAGCAACGGCAGGTATGCCTCTCTGTCCTCGATCTTGCTGATATCCATCTTTCGGTTGCACAACCACAAGATTTGCTCAACCTCTTCATCTGAGATGTGAATTTCTTTCTCTCTGTACTCGTCTACAATTTTCTGCAACTCTTCGCTCATAGGTTTTCTCCTCTCTCCATTCTTCAATGAAGTCCGTCAGATACATTCTCGCCTCATTTACGAAATATCCGACTATCATCACTACCGGTAAAACCAGCCACTCGCCGCCGTATGCTTTATAGCCTCTCTCAATGTACGTCGCTTCAACCGATACTTTTGTGAGGACCAGTCCCAGGCTTACCCAAAACCAATACAGTCTCACAAATCTTCTGACTTTCTTTTTAAATCTTTTCATATCGCCTGTCCCTTTCACTTATAGAAGTAATGCTTGCCGTACTTGAAAAGAAATTCCAAATTCTCGCTGTGCCACTTACTGTCGCTCTTGCTTTCAAAATACAAAGCGTCTTGGCTTTCATTCCACTGTTCTACCTGGATCAGCTTCAATGCTTCGTAACATTCTTCGTCCGGTTCTACTACGTCGTATCTTCCGTTTGCTACTGGACTGAACTGGTTCTTCTGAAAAATCACTTCCTTGATTGTATCCGGGAACTCATTGCTACAAACTCTATTGAGGACTACCAGCATAACCAGTGCCTTTCCTTTCACGCCTTCGCTCTCAGCTTCGGCCATTGCTATCTTGCATAGCAGGTAGGAATCGTCCTTGTCCCAATCCATACTTGCAATCAACGGATCTTCTGTCTCAACTACCTTTGCTGTCTCTGTTGGCTGTATTGTCTCTTCGACCTCCGGCATATACGTCGTCTTTGCCGCTTCCTCTGTGGCTATGTAGACCGGCCGACTTTTTTCTTTCTCCTGCCCGAGCGTTTCTGAAATACCACTGACTGCAAAACAGGCAGCTCCGATCATCGTTGCCATTCTTGCTGCAAACAATATTCTTCGCTTACTTGCTTTCTTCAATTCTGAACTCCTTTCCGGCATTGCTCCGGCTTACTTGCCGTTCAAATACTTCTCTCCAGCAATTTTCATTTCGCTTATTGCCTCTGCCATCTTTTCGAGCTGCCCGATGATTTTTTCCAAGGCCGGTAGTTCGTCCTTTGTGATTTTTCCATCTGCAGTTATCTCGATCAGACTGTCTCGCATATTCTTCAGTGAATCCTCATTGAAGTTCTGCAAAAGCCTTAGTGCAATTCCTTCTAAACTCTTCTCTTCGGTTGCCAGTGGTAGGAATCCGTGTACCGGGCATTCTTGCATGCAGTACCCTGTAATCAATTCAGGGGCATTATATAGGTCTGCCATAAGCACCATCTTGTCCACTGGGACAACCTTCGTATTGCCAAGCTCGTAATCTGCCAGTGTTGAAACAGATATTCCCAACAATTCTGCAGCACCTTCACGGCTCCATAGCCTCTCATTGTATATTGCCGCCTTTTTTCTAGCCTGGAAATACACATTCGTATTCCTGTTTGTAGGGCCTCTTCCCATTTTTTGTTACCTACCCTTCCGCTATAATTTACTTATCAACTGGAACAGCGGCCATGCTGATTCCAAGCAGGTTATTCACCCCGCTTACAATCGCTTCGTTCATCATCTTGCCGTTAATTACCAGTGACAGCCGATCCCTGGAGACATCCAGCTGCTTCGCCAGCTCATTGACGGTCATGCTCTGTTTTACCAGTTCCACCTTCACTGTCTGACACCATTCATCGGACGGTGTTTCGGTTCTCTCCGGTAATCCATCTGTTCCAAGTAGTTCGTTGATCTTCTCAGCGATTACCTTGTAACTGGAATTGGAATATCTGCCGTTAATTACCTGGGAAACAGTCGCATTGCTGTAACCGATTTCCTCGGCCAGCTGTTTCAATGTCATATCGTGGTCGATCACTGCCTTTTTAACAGCTTTGCCCCACTGTGATGTTTCCTGCTTCATGCTTACGTTTCACTCCTTTCTCGCATTTGTGTAAAAACTATTTATCTTTTCTGATTTGCGTGCTATAATGTAAGTAAACCTCTTTACAAACTCGCAAACAGACGCACGAAATACAAACACAATCTCTCGGCTCGCAACTTTGAGTTGTTTTGTATTTCATATATTTATTATACCACGTATTTGCGAGTTTGTAAATGTTTTTACTCTTGTATGCGAATTATTTTATTACGGAGGTTGCCTATGGAAATCATTGAAAGAATTACTGAAACCCTCGAAAAAACAGACAAAAAGGCTACTGATCTGTGTGATCGTCTCGGCATTCGGACATCCACGATGTCTACCTGGAAAACTCGCAATAGCGATCCACCAGCGAAATACATCAAACCGATTGCAGACTTCCTGGGTGTGTCAGTTCATTACCTGTTGACTGGCGATGAGGCTCCTGCCCGCAAGCTCACCACTGCAGAAGAGGATGAACTTCTTGAACTGTACCGGGCGTTGCCGCAGAACAAACAATTTGAGTTTATCGGAGAACTCAAGGGATTTCTGAAAGCCTATACGGAATCTCAGAAATACCTCGACAAAAGAAAAAGATTATCAATTTAGAATGGTACCGACTTTATGACCGGTACTGAGGAGATGTGTCTATGAATAACAAATACTTTGAGCTGGCACGCAGTGAGGAGAGATCCGAGAACGATGCCGCTGCATTACTTCTTTATCTCTCCTCATTTTGTGACAGTTGTAATCACGGCACCAGGAACCGCACCTACGGTGTCGTAGCAAAGATCCGGCAACTGCAGCACCGACTTATGCTCACTGACCTGCAGTTGTTCGGATTGGTTCACTCATACGGTCCACTTACAGACTCTGAGTGCAAGAAACTTTTAGACTGTTCCATACGTGGTACCGGTATCTCCGGTTACGCCTATGGATATTAACAAGTTCTCAGAGCGTCTATCACGTTGTATGCAGGAACGCCACTTGAACGGTAACGACCTTGCCGCTCTTTCCAACGTGACTGCCGCTACAATTTCACGCTACCTCAACGGACTGCGAACGCCGACCGTCGATAATGTCATGCTACTGGCTGATGCCCTCGATGTGTCCGTAGATTACCTTCTTGGAAGGCATAATGTACCGGAAGATAAAATGCTCGTGTCCTTGTATTCCATCGCTTCCAGCGACGATAAGCGTGTCCTATGGACGCTCCTAGAAAGATACGGAGGAAACCATGGAACAACTAAACGGCAATGAACCATTTACCCTGCACGGTTCCGATACTTCTATCATACTGCAGGATTTTTGGCGTTGGGCATATTCTGATCTGCTCAACAATACCCACCGCGGAGTGCTTGCCGAATTTCTCGTACACTCTGCCCTGGAAACCAAAGGTGTCACACGTGCCGACTGGCTACCATTCGATCTTACTTCTCCTTCCGGTCTCCGGATCGAGATCAAATCATCTGCCTATCTGCAGGCGTGGAATCCAGACGATGTATTCTCGCAGATTAGCTTCAACATTGCAAAGAAATTTGCCTGGGATGGAGCTACCTACGCCTCCATGGCTATGCGTAACAGTGATTTATATGTGTTCTGCGTATTTACCGCTCGTACACGTGATGTTTCAATTCTTGATCTCGACTACTGGGACTTTTATGTTCTGCCTACCTCGGTTCTTAATGAGAAGGTGCCTGAGCAGAAATCAATCACGCTCTCTTCTCTCCTCAAACTTGAACCAACAAAAACGGATTTCGCTGGCCTGCCTGCGGCTGTGGAATCAGTAAGGTTGTCGAATGAAACTACCTAACGGCTACGGCAGCGTGACAAAACTTTCCGGAAACCGTCGCAAGCCTTACTTGGCTCGTGTTACTCTCGGCTGGATCACGGACGAACAGACCGGAAAGACCGTACAAAACCGTGTTCCTCTTGGAACATTCAAAACTAAGAAGGAAGCTCTGCAGGCACTCGCTGAGTATGGAGCCAATCCTTACGATATACAAAATGCCGCTATGACTCTGGCGGAACTCTATGACAAATGGACTGCAGCTTACTTCCCTACTCTAGAAAGTGAATCATCCTGCCGTACCATTAAGTCAGCGTGGAGTTACTGTCACGCCATTGCCAGAATGCGTGTTAAGGACCTGCGCGCCTGCCACATCAAGGGCATAATGGAAGATGGCTACATCATTCCTTCACGTGGAGCCAATAAGGGCGAAAAAGTGCTTGCGTCTGCAGGTACCAAATCCCGGATCAAGTCTATGTTTAATTTAATGCTAGACTATGCGCTCGAATATGAGCTTGTTGATAAGAACTACGCCCGCACATTTGAACTGTCGGACGACATCATCAAAGAAAAGGAAGAAGCGAAGCGCGGCCACATCATCTTCCAGGACTCAGAAATGCAGACACTTTGGGATAATGTCGGCAAAATCCGGTTCGTGGACTGGGTTCTCATACAGTGCTACATGGGATGGCGACCGCAAGAACTCGCTATACTGGAACTAGAGGACGTACACCTTGACGAACGCTATATTGTCGGCGGAATGAAAACACAGGCTGGGCGACACCGTATGGTACCTATCCACCCGAAGGTGTTCGACCTGGTTAAGAAGAACTACGACTATGCTCTTGAACTCGGAAGTCACCGGCTCTTCAACGACCCGGACTCTCCGAAGGGCGGCATGACAATCACCTACGACAAATATGCCGGCCGTTTCGATAAGGTGATCACCGCCCTCAAACTCAGAGACGATCATCGACCGCACGACCCTCGAATGACATTCATCACCATGGCAAAGAAAGCCGAGGTTGACGAATACACCATCAAAAAACTTGTCGGTCACAGAATCACTGACATAACAGAGGCAGCTTATACAGACCGTGACTTAGAATGGCTCAGAGCCGAACTGGAAAAGATACCGTAACCCTCGTGGTTGCGGTATTTCCGCTTTCTGCAGGTAGCCGAAAAAGTGTTACCTTCTCCGTGTTTCCTACCTGTTACCTACCGGTTTCCTACTTTCCCATTTTCACCACTTTTCATACCATCTCACACCCAATTTCATTTTTTTACTTCTAAGTACAAAAAAAGTACCGCAATCGCTGTGATTACGGTACTTCCTGAGTTTAACGTCTTTTCAACTTATAAAGTCTATTTAGAATTTACCATTGTCGGCTGCTTCCTGTACAGAAGCAGTAATGCACGTATTTATCGCAACCGCTGGCGTTTTTGTTACCTGTATGTTTCCTATTCATCAATTTTTATACCTATTCAGCACTTCTCACGGCTTATTTAGCATTCCTCTCCGGCATACACAAAACCTGTCTCTTCCCAAAACTTCATCGGGGAAATGTAGTAATCGTACTGACTGCTCCCTTCCTTCTTGAAAGCAACTCCGAATTTCAGAAACCCAAGGATAATGCCCTGACGTATAAACTGCTGATCCTTTTTCATTACTCTTGCCGCCACTGCCACCGGTACATTTTCGCCAGTGAACTCCGGTACTTCTAAATATACTTTACTCTTATCCATTTGTCAACGAACTCCTTTCTTTCTGCACTGCAGTCAGAGCGTTCACAATATCCTCTGCCTTCTTTGGTCCGATGCCCTTTACGCCCAGGATAACTTCTCTCACTTCATCCTCAGTCAAGTCTTCCGCATCTTTCATACCATCCGCATGGCCAGCCTTGTATAAATTCTTGCAGAACGCATCCATCTGCTGATGATCCATTCTCTTAACATCCTTGTATGTCCTTCTATTTAATGTGTACTGCTTCATCTTTCGCCCTCCTTATTGCATTTTCCCTATGTGATTCAAAAACCCTTTTTTATGAGCACAAGAATAACAATAACTATATCTGCCTCGTATTGTTGCTCCGCAACTTCTACATTTATGTTGCCTCTCGGTTGCTTTTCCATAGGGCTGTCCCATTTCAAAATAGCATTCCCTGCAGTATGTATAATGCTCTCTGCAGTATGCTCCACATTTCATACATTTCGCCATATTGCTGTCCTCCTATACAAACGGCAACTCGCTGTCGTCTCCTGCGGGCATAAATCCATCATTTCCCGACTGTGGCGCCGGTGTAGGCTGTGTGTTGTAGCCTCCTGCGTTGCTGTTCTCTGCGTTTTTGCTCTCGGCAAATTCCTGGTCCTCTGCCACGATGTCTGTCGTATATACGCGCTGGCCTTCTTTATTCGTGTAACTTCCAGTCTGTATTCTACCAGTCAGCACAATCTTTGTCCCTTTATGCAAGTATCTCTCAGCGAACTCTCCCGCCTTGCCGAACGCAACGCACTGGATGAAGTCTGCTGAGTTTTCCTGGTTTTTCCCTCTTCTGTCAACTGCCAGGGTGTATCTCGCTACTGCCATAGCCTGCTCCCCCTGGGTATATCTAACTTCCGGATCACGTGTGAGGCGACCCATCAAAATTACTTTGTTCATCTACTTTTCCTCCTCTCTTTGTGCAACCAGCTGACCTTCAGCATTGTAATCGTACCCCAAAACTTCTGTGCCATTGATATAATTGCAAAACGCCTGGCACTCTTCCTCCGTCGTGAAGAATACTTTTCTCAATTCTTCTGTCTCTATTTCTTTGAAATCCTTATTGTGATTCACTACTACCTTCGCATATTCAGCACGTGGGCCTCCAACAAAATACTCTTCTCCTCTGTCTCCTTTCGCCATGTACCATGCCATGAACTCTCTATTTCTCTCGCTTAATTCGTATAGCACATTCTCTTTTGGGTAATACACCTTCTTGCTCACTCTGCAGCTGCACTCATCGTCCACGGTTTTCCCGGACGGCAATGCTACCTGGATTCTTCTGTTTTTGTCGCACTTATCGCATTTCTTTTTATACCGATAGTCCCAGCTTACCGCCCAAAGAGTAACCTTGAAATGTTCCATTAACTCTTTCAACCTGGCTTGCTTGGCTTTGCTTTCTGCATTCCGTATCGCCCTGTCGCACTCATCTTTCTTTCTCTCAAAGTCTTTCTTCACTGACTCGAAGTTTCTCTTAATACCCTGCAGTTCCTTATTCTCTTTACGCAGTTTCTCGATTTCATCGTTGATTTCCTTTTTTACCGATTCTCTAAGCTCATTCTTTAACTCTTCGATTTTCTCGTCAAATTCGCTTGGCTCAAAATAATCTCCATCATCCCAGTAACACATGATTTCTTACCTCCTCCACTTTTTCTATTTTCAACACATAGTATAATTTGCCGGGTTCCGCACCCCACTCCGGCTTGCCTTTTCCAAATTGCAGGGTGCATTTGCAAACAACTTCCGGCGAATCCTTCGAGTACCCATTTCTGAATACTACTAGTACCGGCCACGGCTTCCGGATTTCTTCCGGTGCTGCCTCTCCATATACCATCTGTCCGCCTACCAGGAGAAAACCGAACGCATTCATAAACCGGCTGTCGTAATATGGTTTGATTTCTCTATACTCTTCTTTCTTTTCTCCGGAGACAATCATATCAAACCACTTCTTTTTTATTGGTAGCGTCAGCATCGCCCTCCACCTTCCTTCTTTTTCAGATATTTTTCGCATTTCCGGTATATTTTCGGATCGAACTCTTTCCGTTCATGCTCGTAGGAACTGTACTCTGCAGTACTGCATCCAGCGATCTGTGACATTTTCATCATTGTTATTTTGGCATCTTTCCTCAGTGCTGCAATATAGCCTGCATACATTCCCTTCTGACTGTTCAAGTTCTGAATCTTAATTCTTTCCTTGACTGCCTCCGACTCTGTAAGTATCTTCACTTGATAAATCTCGCACTGCTCATTTTTGCAATCAAACAGGCATCCACGCCTGCCCCTTGGTCCATCGAAGAACCCTGCCACGTATTTCGTAGGTTCTTTGCAGGAATTGCATTTTGCATTCACCACCATACGTCAGTCCTCCCTTGGTTTATCTAGCAATTCTGTATGTTTCAATAAGCACTTCTTGCATTCGTTCTCTCTGAAACCATACTGGCATTTAATTTCAACCGGGATCGGGCAGAAATGACACTCTTTGAGAATGTATTCTGCCAAGTCGTTTTCTCTCTTCCTTCCGGCAATAATTTTGGCATTCGCCGAATCCAGTCTGTTATCTACGTGGCCGATAAAATCAGCCATCATTCTCATGGTTTCCTTGCAAAACTCTTCGTTGATTTTATATTCTTCCGGCGTGAAGTCATGCAAGAACAGGTCTATCCTTCTCTTTAATTCGTTTTTGTTTTTAATGTCCATCGCTCAACACCTTCTTTCTATCTCGTGCTGCAGACCGGAACATCATCAACAGCATTTCTGATACTGGCCTGCTTCTATCTTTCCTCTTTGCCTTCTTGATTGCTTTGAGGTCGTACCACTCGCCCCGGTAGTTCATTCCATCCGGAACATACACGCCTACCTGGTATGGAATTTCTTTCTTGATCTGCTCGTACACTTCCTCCGGCATCACATAGTAATTGTAGTCTCCCAGGAAGTTGTGACCGTTCTTCGAGTGAAAATCCTCTACTGAGGACTTAACCTCATAGCAGTAGAAGTCTCCCTTCTCTATGCCGGACACTGTATTGTTTACCGGCTTGAATTTCATAAAATCCACCCGCACTGCATTCATGGTGGCGTAGTCGAAAGTCACTTCCCTGGCCCAGTAAATTCTCGGATCATTGTTCGGGCAGATGTGTCGCTGGATTGAGAGTGACAACATCGCCGTGATCTCTGGTCTTTTATTCTTTTCCATCCTAACACGGTCCTCCTTCTGCTCCATGAAATGCTCCCGCCGGGTACATCCATCGTCCCTTTACATACACATCATCGATTGTAAATTCTCCGGTAATCAAACTCCTCAATGCCTCGAAATCTCCGTGATATACACATGATTCCGCATCTCCAACGAATGTTTCTAAATCGCATTTGTTATCTAGTGTAAAGCCAAGGATCTTTTCGTCTCTCTTCAATTCCTCAAATTCTTCCGGATATATTTCTTTTATTCCCGCAAATAGTTTTGGAGTAGAAAATATACACATCGCACAACTACATCTATTCCATCCGGCTCTGTAGCAAGGATGTGGATTGACATTGTGTCTTTTCAATACTTCCCATACATCTTTTTCTGAATAATCAATTACCGGTCGCCACTGATGCACTATCCTGTGTGCCTTTGTAGGTGCGTTTGTTCTATGAACTTCTATTTCGTTGTATTTTGAACGTCCAGCTGATTCACCACGTCGTTCGCCTGATACAATCAATATTTTCTTGTCATGCATGGTTTCTTCAAATGTGTGTCTTTTTTTACCTAGTTTCTCAAGTTCACCCAGACGATCAAGATTACTGACAACCGTATCTGCAACACATATTTTCAAGTATGCACTACACCATCTACGATTCAAATCTCCTGTTTTTGCTGGAAACTTCATTCTGTAGCCCAACTTTTTCAACTCAGTTTCCATATCTTCTGTGGCTGTTGCTTTGATTTCCTGGCATTTCAAATAATTTCTTGACAACTGGCACTGTTTTACTTCACCAGTATTTGGTTCAAGCCATTCGACAGGTTCACTCGCACCAATTCTATACATTTCTCCGAAAAAACCATTGACTCTCCATGATAGTCTCAGTTTTACACCTTCCGCTTCTGCAAATGCTTTCACGTAGTTTTGTGTACATTTCCAATCCATTCGTCTCTTGGGATTACCGCCATCAATATCATGGTGCCAAAATTCCATCTTTTCTTTCGGGACACCAAGTTCCAGTAGTTTGTAATAACAAGCTATACTATCCTTACCTCCAGAAAGTAGGATTATAACCAAATCATACTCTTCAAGAGGTAACAATTTTGATAGAAAAATCTTCTCAAAATGAAAAGAATCTCTCCTGCCTTCAACTCTTGGAACTATTCTTTTACCAGTATCATATATCGATATATCTGGTTCTCCGTACATTAATGGCGTGTTCTTTGTGCAGTCAGCATCTCTTATAAATCCTTCGTATTCCTGCATTTCTTCTAACTCTCCTTTTTTACATATAAATCACTTGTTCCTTCAACAACACCTTTCTCTTCGTCATTCAGGTACCGGAAACCATACGATTCAAGCACTCTGTAAAATGCCTTTACTTTTTCGCCTCTTACTGTGTTGTATGTGTAATTCCACTCTACCAGGTCTGCATCTGCAACCATTGCCGATACCATGCAAAGCAGTTTATGGAGTACGCTGAGTCCTTCCATTTTCTTCTCTGCAGCTTCTATATCTTCTTTCTGAGCGTTGTAGCACTTGTCTCCCAAGAAGAACTCCTTCAATGTGTTATGACCTGTGAATGTCTCCCAGCTCATCATCTGCTCGAAAAGTTCTGCAACAACTTTTTCTTCATTCGTAACCTTCTTAATTCTGCCGGATAAAATGCCTTCGACGAACACCTTTCTCGTATTGGCGGCCTCTTTCAGAATTGCCTTGATCTGCTTCTTGTTGCGCATATTCTGCTTTTTGGCTTCTTCTTCCGGCGTAAGCACCTTCTTTTCCTTCTTTTTCTTACGGATCACGTACAATGTTCCATATCTTTCCAGGTAGAACATCGGCTCGCCATCGTCCTCGAACTTCATTGTCTTAGGCGGCTCCTTGTCGAGGCTGTAGTCCTTCATGCGTTCCCACTTATCCGTGTAAAACTCACTGTCCGCTTCCTTCGGAGCTTTCTTTAATCCCAGTTTTTTCATCATTGCCACGTACAACTTCATGTTTTCCTGGCGTTTCTGCTCCTTCTGAGCGTTGATTGCTCTTCTTGCCAAATCTCTCGAATCTGTGGAATCCTTCAAAATCTTGTCCCTGGTCTTTACGTCCTTGATCTTTTCCAGCTCGTACAAATCCGTAAGTGACAGCTGGTAGCCGTCCTGTCTCTCTTTCTCCATCAGCGTCTTGGAATCCAGCTTTGCGATATTCAAACGGTGTCTGATTGTTTTCTTGCTAAAGCCGGTCTTTTCAGCGATCGTGTCCTCTGTTTCTCCCAGGTTAAGCATCATCTGAAATCCCTGTGCCTGTTCCCAAATCGTCAGATCATTACGCTGCATGTTCTCTTCCAGCATCGTTGACATCTGCTCTTTGTCGGTCATTCCCTCGACAACCCTGCAGGGTGCCTCTGTAACTCCTGCCAGCTTAGCCGCTGCACTTCGTCTGTGGCCGATGATTGTGATATACTCTCCCGGCTCTCCTTCTTTCGGAATAACCGTCAAATTCTGCATGATGCCATTCTTCTTAATGGACTCTGCCAACTCCGTCAAATCTCCGAGGTCTTTTCTCGGATTGTCCGGGTGTGGGTGGATATGCTCCAATCCAATAGTTACGATTCCTTTAACTTTCATTGCCTGTCCTCCTTAATCTCTTAGCCAATACCGCATATTGCGAATTTTATATTTTCCAGTGCTCACATTTGCGAGCTTTTATGGTAAAAAAATTTACCCTGCTTCCTTCTGCAGCAATCTCAGAAGCGGATGCCATGGTCTTGTGCCTCGAATACGGCCGATAATCTTCTTGATATTGCACTCTGCTTTGTCGATTTTCACGTACCCTTCATACTTTCCCTGGTTTCTTTCCGTAACCGGTCTGTCGTGAAATCCGTCCGTAATCATAAATCTGTCCTTCGCATCTGTCTCGTCCTTGAAAGCTACATAGTGCTTATTGCCATGTGCGTAGTACCCGACAATTACCATATCTCCTACCTCCCTTCGTATCTGTCGTGAATAGCAATCGGGTAGCTGATTCCGGTAATCTGTTTGAATCTGCTGTCCGATGTGTAAAGAATATTGCCGCCTGCCATATACCAGCGTTTCCGGCAGTATGCAGGCTTACAGTCAACGTACTCCTGCCCCATAATCTCACGCTTTTCAATATACACGCACTGTCTGATGTCGTCCGGTTCAAAAGGACCTTTCTGTGCATCCAGGATATACAACTCTCTCGCATAGGAAGATATGCCGTTATTCGTGCAATCTCCCAAACTGCTGCGGTAAACCTCTGCGGTCAGACAGCTCTCAATCTCATAGTTGCTCTTCATCCAGTCAAGCACTTCATCCGGATATTTGCATCCGCTCCATAACTCGCCCATAAATACCAGCTCATTATCAAACTCCTGCACCATGTATGTATCATCGTCCTGCTTTACTGCCTGCAACTGAATGTACTCCTTCGTTCTTTCGTCGCACGCAACTCTCTTTACGCATCCGTCAACCTTTCCATATCCTCTGATCTTGTGCGTTTCGATATAGCGATCCAGTTTCTTTTCTGCAAACCCTGCAGGAATGTCCTCTTCATTTACTGCTACATCTCCGCTTTCCAAAACAGCGTACTTATTTGAGATTTCGCACCATGTTCCTTCCAGGTGTAACACAAATCCTTCTTTCTCAATTCTCATGTTCTTCTGCCTCCTTTGCTGCTCTCACTTCTGCGATTCTCACATAGTCCGGGATATGAAAGCCATTTATGATATTCACCGCCTGCAGCTCTGTTAGATTGCACCTGGCCTGCAGTTCTTCCCGCAACTTTCTTCTTTCTCCAATGTCCTGCAGTCCGTTAGACGGCAGGAGCAACGCTCTGTCTCTGTATTCATTTGCTATGGCTCTTGTCAGAATTTCCACTAACTCACCCTTTCCACGTAATCAACGCATCCAGGACTGATTTTTTCATCCTTACAGAACTCCGACCAGCACTCCTGCAATTCTTTGAGGTTCTGAGCGTCAAACTGCGTCTCGTCTCCACCGTTGAAGCCAATGTTATAGGTTCCTCCTCCGGATTTAACTACTCCTTTGCTTGCCTCTCGTAATGTCACACTACATCACCCGCCTTTCTTAATGCGCACTTAGTACATACCGCACCGTCAAGGTGTGATGCCTTAACAACTCCTGCGTCCTCCGGTCTCTGCCAGCAGAGTGTCCCGCATTCCGGGCAACGTACCTTTTTCCAACCAGGTTTTCCCTCCGGTCCGTTTATTACCAGTGGCATGCACAACCAACCACCTCGATCTGTAGCCTTTCTCGGTTCTAACTTCATGTTCACTCTGCCGCCTCCATTTCTTCCAGCTCTCTGATAACTCTCTCTACCGCATATTTTCCATTATTGTTGAGCTGTCTCTGCCATGCACCTACCGACGGTGCCCATCTGAACCCATTGCTTTTCAGAATATCTCTTACCTCCGGTTCCGGCTTTCCTTCAAAGAACAGCTGGATTCTCATGGCCTCCACATTCTCCTTGACCTTGAAAAACTTATTCTCGCTCTCCTGTGTTCCCTGGGACTTCGTTTTCTGCAGGCTCTTGATTCTACCCTCCAGTCTGCGAATTTTGGCATTGTTGTTCGTCAGCATATAGTCCGGGAAACCAAGTCTGCCACAAAAATCCGGTGTTCTGAGGTTCTCGATCTGCTCGGTTGTGTACCCCATATTTTGGAGAAGTTCATCTCCTTTCTTCGTGTCCTTTAATCTGATTGCCTTATTAGCTTCCTTCATTTGCTCCTGGTTTTCTCTTAATTCATCTACTTTCTCTTGTAGTTTTTCGATTGCATTCTCGTCGCTCGACTTGATAACATCCTTGCCATAGAAAATGCTCTCAATCTTATGCAGGATTCCTTCCACTTGCTTGTAGTCCTCGTGGTTCTTATCCCAAGCTGCCACCTGTTTCTCTTTCTTCTTTACCGGGAAGTTGCCTGCTCCGGAAATCATCACGGACGGACACATCATGCCGATCTGAATATCCTTGTTGATGTTCTGAGCTAATCGTCTTGAATACCTCTCGCAGAGTTTCGCAACCCTCTCTTTCTCAGAAGGTCTTGCCTGGATCACCTTTTCGCTCAGTTCATACGCTTTGTCAACCTTCGCCTTGTACCCTGCTGTCTTGCTTCCTTCCTCGTAGTCGCTGAACGACATCATGCTGTGGGCCGTCTTGGCCGCATTCTCGTTGATGCTGAAATATACTCTTTCCATTACGCCACCTCCAAATATTCGCCAATTTTCTCAATATTCAATTTCACTATCGGGTACACGCAGTAGCCACTTCTTACTGTTCTGCCTGTATTCTCACCTAAACCATTGCTTTCAACAAATTCAACCGCCCAAGGGCAATTATTTGTATCAAGCACTGTTTCGTCCTCTGCCAGCATACTTCCAGTAATACATACAGTGATGCGTGCGATAGGTCCGTCCTCTCTGTTCCAGATCTCGATAGCTCTGCTGTTGTCCGCTTGGTATCTTGTCATACGCAGAAAGCAGTTTTTATAAACTGCCCACTTTGTCCTAACTTCTAAAAATGTCATATTGCTATTCCTCCTCTTTTTGGTTTATAGTCTGCTTTGTTCTAATTATGAAATTTACAATTCCTTGTAGCTCATCTGCTGTCAGCCCTACGAAGTTGTACATATTAAATTCTTCTTGGCTGATTCCTGCTCTTTCGAGCTGCCTCTGAAAATAACCAATATCGCCGTCGTAGTCATACACTTTCTCCCCTCCTAACATCCGACAACCATTCTTGCTGTGCTCTTCATTTCCTCTTCAATTTCCAGGCTCTCCATCATCTTCTCAAACCCTTCCTCTGTATTTGCCTTCATGTACAATGCGTCCACCTGTTCAATCGCTTCTTCCAGCTTTGTATCTCCTGCAGCGAGCATTTCTTCTCTTCGTTTTATCATCTGCATCTGAGCCGTCAACTTTCTTCTTTTGCTGTCTAACTCTTCCATTTTTTCTGCGACCGGGAGCATTCCCTTTATCACTCCGATTCCAAAGTCCTTATAAAGAACTTTCATCTGTTCCTTCCCTATCGTATCCTTGATTGCCGGATGCCAGGTGTAAACCTGCTCTATAACCTTATATTCAGCATCCGTCACATTCTCACCGATCAGTTTTTCAAATTCAGCCTTCATCATATCTGTTACCCTCCTATGCCATCTCTAAAATTCTCTCTACGTCTGATCTTCTCTGACGCATCATCAACATTGCTGTCACTTTGTCAATCTGACCGGAAGTGAGGCTTACAATGAAATCTGCCACCTGGTTGTGCATCTTGTACACTTCCTGGTACAATCTGTCTGCCTCGGCCTCGTAGCTGTCTGATTTTTCCATATCCAGGTGTTCTTCTTCCATCCAATACTCTGACTGGTTCTCGGCTTCTTCCATTTCACCCTCTAAAGCTCTTAACTTCTTCAATACTTCCTTCATACAAATATGCTCCTTTCAAATTTGCGAACTATGCTTCACGCGAAACACTCATATGCGAGTTATACAGGTAAAAAAATTTACCTAGAATATTTTTTTCATTTCCTCAGCCTTCTCTTCGAGGCCGTTGCTTTCAAGAATCCAAAAGTCAAATCGAACTGCCTCGTCGGTGAGTTCACAACCGCAGTCACTCAGACTGTAAAGCTCGTCGATGATTTCACCCACCATCCAGTTATTTCCTGCAGCTACCATAGCTGTTGCAATGCTCTGAACTTTTGCCTGGCAAAATCTCCATTCATCTGAATACAGGTCGCATTTCTCTCTTTCTTCCAGTGCTTCTCTATAATCTTCTCTGTTATACATAACCACTACCTCCGTATGTTTTATTTGTTGTTTGATTATGTATATATTATACTTCGCAACTGCGTGTTTGTCAATAGGTTTACTTCTAATTTGCGTATTTTATTGAGATTTTTTTACGAAAATCTCGTAACCGAGAGCCGCTACCATCTTCGAGAAGCTATCGTATCTCATGCTCTTAGCGTTTCGATTGAGAGACTGGCTGATGTTCTGTCTCGTAATTCCCATTCTGTCTGCTAAATCCTGCTGGGTCATTTTCTCTTCGTCCAGGATGCAGCGGATCGTCTCCTCTGCATTCGCCGCTTTAATCTCCATCTATTTTCTCCTTTTCTTCTGTCTGACTGTTACTCTTGTCTTTGCGACCAGCACACCGGTCTTTGTTCTTTCCGGATCAGTGAACCTTAACCTGCTTCTGTTCATTTCCAGGTTCTCTGCATTGTCGATCAGTACCAGGTTTTCTATGTCGCAGTTGTCCTTGTTTCCGTCTAGGAACGATACCATCTTACCTTCTGGAACTGGTCCGTTGTGTTCTTCCCATGCTGCTCTATGAACAAACTCAAACCTCTCCCATTGTGGACCGGTTTCTTTAACCTTCCGGATAAGATAGCCGTCTGTCGTATGCGTGTACTCACCTACTTCCATGTGGTTTGCCGGGACATCACCTTTCTTAAACATCGTTGCCCTGCACTTCTCATATTGTTCCTGGCTCATTGGCTTTCCTTTATTTGCCGGAACGTGTCCTTTTTCAAACCGGCAGTCAACACCGCTGATAATGTCATGGTTCTTCTTGTATGCCCTGCACTGTTTCTCACTGAACTCTATTCCGAAATGCGCTGACACCAGTTCTGCAATCTCTTTTGTCTTTCTCCCTACCGCAATGCTCCGAATGTAACTTTCCATTCCCTCCGGATATTTGAGTGAGTACCCTTTTGGGACCCCTCCGGTAGTGCCGCTCTTTATGCCATACCGGTTCTTCGCACCCTTTATCGTTGCATCGGAAAATACCATTCCGTACTTCTTATCGAACCCCTGTTGATTTATCAGCTCTGTAACCTGTTTTGTGGTTCTGCCCGGAACATTATCACGCAGCCAGGCGATCACTTCTTCGGGCCAGCCTCTCATTTATGGTTCGCCCCCCCCCCCTCGCATGGACTTCGAGCATTTCCGGAACCGCCTTCTTTCTTTCGTACCCATACTCGTCCATGTGCTTCATCGCTTTGTACTGCAGTTCTCCGTTTTTGATGATCTGCTCGCTAATGTCGCATATAGCATCAGTTCTCTTTAACTCGCTTTCCAGCTCTTCTCCTGTCAGATCATCGTCCCCCAGCTTTTCCAGCTGAGCGAACAGGTGGTTATTCAAGTCTCCTAATGTATTCTTCATATTGCCATCTCCTTCCTTGCTTCGTCTACTGCCAACTCCATCGTTGTATTGAACGGCGTGTTGCAGTCCTCCATCTTATCGAATAATTCGACCACCTTCTGCAGGAACTCTTCGTTGTCTACCAGCTCCTCGTATTTTTCTTCATCCAGGTTTCCGTTTTCAAACAACACCTGCAGATAATTCTTTACATCCTCTGTTCTGTCGTTCTTACTCATTGCTCTGCTGATCTCGCCCATAAGTGCCTCGTTGATTACTGCAGGCTCTTCCGTGATGTAGAACCTTGCGTTGCCGCTGATACCTCCGCTGATTTCGTACCTAGTGTCTGTATGCTCTTCCATCAGAACGCTACCTTCAATGCTCACATACTCCTTTGCCTGGGTGTCTGCTATCTGATCCAGTCTATCAATCAGCTGTTTCTCGTCACTGGAAATCGCAACCACAGTTACTCCAATGTCGTCCGGACATTCCCAACATCCAGCTAACACAAATAAATTTACTGTTTTATTCATCCTCTGCCTCCTTCCAGTCGCTTGCATTCTCTGCGACCGTTCTCTCCAAAATCTTGAACTTCTCCGGATCAATCCAGCTCGGTATCTCTCCGTTTTTTACTCTCTCCTGGTACCTGTTCAAACACAGCTGTTTCGCTAGTACCGGTCTGCCTATTGGAACAAACACGCCTCTCTGCTTGTCCCAGGCAAATGCTCCGTACTCCACATTTTCAACTGCAGCTTTCATAGCCTCCACCACTGCATCCAGCGCATCCAGCTCTGCCGGGCCAGGTGGCATCTCTTCGATGTTCCGGATATTATGCAGGTACGTTTCCAGTACCGCCGCATTTTCTCTGAGCGTCATCATTCGTCCTCTACCTCCTCTTCTTCCGGGTGCCAGTGATACTTGCAATCCGGATTTTCGCATCTGCCGTTCCACATCGTACTGCCGCATTCCTGGCAGGTGGTCGCCTCGTATGGTCCTCCGCCTAGCACTAAAGCACCTCCTTCAATTCAAAGCTCTTAATTACTCTGCCGATCCGTCCTCGTATTCCCAGGTCTGCCATTTTTCTTTCAGCCAATATTTCTTTATCAAACATCATCGCCTCATTTATCTTCACGGTGTATCCGTTATCCTGCTTAAAATTGTACTTCCGGCCAACATATTTTTCTCGTCCGTCTCTCATTGCGATAATCACGAACTTCTCAATGCTCGCCTTGGTTCTCATATATTCCATGGTCTACTCCTTTCTACAAATACGAGCAACCGTACCTCTTTCGGAAGGTCTCCCTGCCGCCCTTATGAATAATCTGCTTTGCCTCGCCTTCTTTCCAATCCGCATCGATTATTCGTGCAAATTCGTCTGCCTTCTGCAGGGCGTATTCTTTTTCCCAGGCCAGCTGTCCGATAATCTTTGACATTCTCTCTGCCATCGGGTTTCCGTGTATTCTCTTTAGGATTTCTCCTATATTGTGACAGTTGTTGCATACCGGCACTTTCAATCCGTCCTTCTCGCTCAGTTCTCTACCGGCGGTGCCGAACACCAAATGATGCTCGGCTTCCGACGGTCTGCCGCAGATGAAACAGATTTCCGAATAGTCTGTCACTATTCCTTTACTCACCGCTTACACCTACTTTCTGTTTCCAACTCCGATGATTACCAGGAACGCAAATACCACTAATGCTGCCATAGTCTCGCCTCCTTAACCAAAAACCACTGTTCCGAATAGTGCATACTGGATGATCGCATCACACACGATTGCGTCTGCATTGCAGGTATCGAATCTGATCTTGCCATCCATCTGCTCTAAGCAGTTGCAGCCAACCGGTGTAATCGTCCACAGCTCTACTCCTTTCTTGAACTTCTCCAAGTCCAGCTCGTAATACTCTGTCTCGTCCTTGTCGAACGGTTCCGGCAGGTGTAATCTCAGTTTTCCGCCTCTTGCGATCTGCTCGCTTCCATATTCCCCGAGATAATCGCCTACGACCTTTGCCTCATCGCACCAGTAAGTGATGCCACCCTCCAATGCTCCGCACATTATGTCGTCAATATCTTCCTTGGTAAGTACGATTTCCAATGTTACGCTTACCGTTACCTGTTTTTCTTTCTCTTTGCTGCCCATGACTCGCTCTCCTTCTTTTTCATCGCTTTTTCTATTTTTTCGAGTTTTTCATCACTGAGAAACTTAAAATCCACGCCTGCGTCTGTAAACGCTGTAAAAATGCTATCCTGCACCGCCTTGACTGTTGCCCGGTCCGGTTCGTCGTCCAGCGTTCTGATACCGAACTGAACCATGTAGTCCTCGATCACGTGCCACAGCTCATATTCCAGCTCGTCCATACATCCGAGTGCCGATACGTCCACGACCGCCGGTGCTGTTATTTTCTTTCCGTCTGCCAGTTCCAGGTCTACTGTGTCAATCTCTTCTCCGAACTCACCACCTTTCTTGTGGTGTGCCAGGATGTCACCTGCAAAGTCATAGCCTCTGTCGATCATGGCCTCGCTGTTGTCATCGTACAGTCTGAAACATCCGGCCAGTTCGCCCTTCTCGTGTCTCTGCAGAACTTCTTCCCAGGTCAGCTTTCGCATTCCTAACCAGGTGTAGCCCATTATTCATCGCCTCCTTCATAATCTGCTCCGCAGTACGGACACTTCGTTACTCCGTAGCAGTTAAACATCTTCCCGTATTCTTTGCAGGTGTCCAGCTCCCCATTTCTCTGCCAATCTTCCAGCAAGCTACTTACGTGCTGCCAGTCCAGTGCCTTGAAAACTTCCTCTGCCAAATCGTCCTGCTGGTTACACTCCTGCAGGATGCTGTTTCTCGTGTACACCGTATCGGATAATTCCGGGATATAGCACGGATCATCCGGTCTGTGGTAAAACGCATCTTCATCTTTGAAGATATGTCCCTGTCCGTAGAACTCACGGACGATCTTCTCGCCTTCTCCATTTTCATCCGGCGGCGTGTAACTGCCAACCAACACCGGGATGTTTACTTTCTGCAAGGCCTGCGACAGTTCCGATATCATACCGTCAATGGCTTCTGCATCCTTTACAAGCTCCCTTGTGGAAGGAACTCCACTCGTTCCGCTTCTCTTGGCTTCTATCCACATTTCAATATGCTCGTCGATGTCGAAATCTTCGTAGTAGGCTTCCAGGCTGTCCTTGAAACTATCTGCCTGGTTCTCTTCATCGAAATCAATCGTCATGGAGAAATCTTCACCTGCAGGTGACGACTGCCCGATTTCAACATAGGTTCTTCTGTTGTCCGGCTCAATGTAAGCTTCCCAGTTCCACCCCATTTCTTCTGCCTTGCCGAGAAGCATTTTCAAGCCTCTCGATATGTCCTTGTATTCTTCCATGTCCTTATTCCTCCGCATCTGCGTAGTATGCATCGAATGCAATACCGGCATTTACCAACTTATCTTCCAGGTAATTGCCATAGCACCAGCCGTCTCCATCTTCCCAAAAACTGTCCCAGGCTTTCTCCAACACCTCTCTTGCCTTCTCTTCGTCATCTTTGCTTACAACAAACACGCAATCCATCCAGTCGTTTAACTGAGACTGCACTCTGATTACGCTTTCCTTTAATACTTCCACACCAATATTCATTGTGCTTTCTCCTTTCTCAGATGTAATAGCAACTAAAATTCCAATGATGCCCGAACTCATAATACAAACCGTATCTCTCAAATATCTTGTCAAATTCTCTTCTGACCGAAGGAAGGATGCCGTAGTACAGCATCTCACATACCGGTCCTTCAAAGCTCATGCTGAGGATATGGTCCGAGTTCACATATTCAAGGTACGTTCTCGGGTCCTTATTCTCTTCCTCAAACAGATGCTTTCTGTCGTTATAGTAATACTTCCCAGTCTCCGGATCATGTGATGTAAATCTCTTTCCGTTGAAATAGATGTCTACATCCTGCCATAACCTATGCTCCAGCAGAAACTCTCTGATCTCTTTTGCCAGTTCCTCGATTCTTTCCGGTGTCAATTTCTCTACTGTGTTCACGCAATCGCCTCCTGCTTCGGTTTTCTGCCACGTCTCTTTGGCTTCTCGGCCTGCTTTTCTTCCTTGCCTGCTTCTGCAGGTTTCTCAACTATCGGCTTCTCCAACTTCTCTTCGGCAACCGGCTCTTCCTTGACTACCGGCTCTGCAGGAAGCATAACGTCCAGCTTGTATCTCTTTGTGATGCTCTGAATCATCGTTGCTACCTCTGTGCTTACTTCCTGGATTTCATCCTCGGTAAGTCCTTCTGTCAAGCTCTCTGTCTCGGTCCAATATCCTGCCTTATCCAGGAAATGATTTAATACCTTCTTTGCTCTATCGTGTTTTACGTCCCACTTCATATCGTTTACCTCTCTTCCTTTTCTCCGGCGATCAATGCCAGTACCACTACTCCATTTATCAAAATTGCTACCAAATTCTTCGCTCTCATACCGTCGTATATGCCGACCATAAAGTTGATGAACAACACCGCCTGCAGGAACTGTCTCAATTTCTTCATTGCCAAATCAGCCTCCTTTGTGATAGACTTAACAGCTGAGAGGCGGTGTTGCTGCCTCCCGACCGTTAAGGGAACTACTTGTTAGTCAATCAAACCTACCCATTTCAGAATTGCCGTAACTACTGAAATTATCAGTACCACTATGGTTGAGATAATGCCTGCCAGCTTTTCTCGTATCTGTAATTTGAGGTTTTGGACTTCGAGGAGTTCCTTTTCTTTTCTGAGTTCTTCGAGTTCCTTGTCTCGTTTCTTCTTACCCAAATGGCTTTTCTCCTTTCTGTAGATTTAATCAAATTGTTTTGTTTGATTATGGTTATATTATAACTCGCATATGCGTGTTTGTCAATAGATATACTTCTATTTTTCGAAAATTTGACAAATTATTTTCGCACTTGCGACAACTTTTGCGATTTCCGGATCATCAACACCGACCGGTGCATTGCTCCGCATTTTCATTTGCGAGAAGCGCAAACCCGCACGGTTGCTTGGTGCATTGTAAGATTTCTTACATGATTTCTTCTAAGGTTTCTACAAGGATTCTTTACAAGATATTAGAGATTAGATAATAGATATTAGATAATAGAATAATATATGCTCATTTGCGTACTCTCAAAAGCGTATTTTATCCACAAAAGCGTGTGGATAATGTGGATAATTACACTTCTGAAAGCATATAGCTCTATGACTTCGTACACGGTTCAATACTGGCTTTTAGTCTTTAGGCATAGGATAGGTACTAAAATCGGCTATCGTGTCTCAGGCACATTTCGTCAATTTTCCCGGTCTTATTTTGGTTATTTTGTATATTGATTTTACCTGCAGTCTTGTTCCAATTTCACATATTTTCATGCGGTTTGGAAGACAAAATATCCACTGCAATACCAGTTTCCATTTCGCATGTTGGCACAAATCCACGCCACCTTCCTTCAGATTCCCCTCGCGCTAATCATAGTCTTTGCTATAAACAGGACACCCTTGGTCTTGGCTATATCCTTCCCACTACTAGGGTGGATTAGGGACTTTCACCCATTAGAAACGTGCGCCGCTAGGCACACTATAAAAACGGTTACTATATTATCGCTATGTAATATAGTAACCGTTACTGTAAATTATTCAATTGTTGCTCCTCCAAATCATTATCTTCTTTTAATTAATTATTCTGCAATGAATATAATTATTAATAATGCT